TTACTTGTGGTTTTCTGCACAGAATTTAATAGCTCGGTCAGCTCTGTCGACAGCTTCTTTGTATCTGACTGCCAGACTGAGACATCTATTACGTTCCCTATCGGTGTTGGTTTTGGGCATTCTCTCAATGTCTGCGAGCTGGCTGCGCATCCGGTCAAGCTCATCACGAGAAGCAGACTCAGCAAGCCTAAGCTCAGATAAAGCAACTGCGTCGCTCGTCTGCTTGACTTTGAATTCCTCAATCGTTCTCTCGAGCGCTGATATTTGAGTACGGGCATTTTTGAGTTCCTCCTTGTTCTGCCCCTGATGGAAGCCGTAGAAGTATGCGGAAACGACCACAAGAGTTAGGAAAATTATTTTTGACATATCAAGAAAAGAACAAATTCAACTCCCGTATCCGCCGATCCTTCAGCCCTTCCGTGACCACAGGATTGTCCGGGTTGCAATACTTCGGCCACCAGGTGCGCACGTTTTCCCATTCGCCGCGGTTAATCATTCCGAATAACCTGTAGGTCCGGCACTTCGTCAGGCCGAAGTTGTAGACGAAACTCATTAGGGCAATGAACTGATTTTCGTTGATATCTATGCGGATCAGCGTTGCGAGTTCCTCCTGGGTGCGTTGGAGGTCTCGGTCTAAAAGCTCGTAGGCCTCGCTCCGTGTAATCACGTCGCCCTTATGTACATTCTGAGCGTGGCCGAAACCGATTGTCCAATGTCCTGTCGGACACCTGTAGGCCTCAGCCTCGAAACCCTCTTGCTCTGCCACAAACTGCGCCGCGAGCTCCGGAGGGAATAGCATGAGATTTTGTTTTCTCATTTATGCTCCTCCCGGTAACGCTTATAGAGTTCCTGGATCATCTCGGTGTTGTTCTGGATAGCCTTCTCATTGGCCCATATCCCTTGCTTCAACTCGTCAAATATCACGTCGCGCTCGCAGTAATACCACCCTAGTAGGAAGCCGAAGCAGATTGCGATTGCTATAGCCATTGACCTGCATAGGCGTATTGCCCATTCATTTAAAAAGACACTCATGATTTAGCTCCTAGTCTGCTGTCTAAAAATTTTTTGATGTAATAGGCGATGATCCTGACTCCAAGGTAAGCAGCCATGAAAGAAATTCCGACTGCGGCCAGCTCATTGACGCCGTATCCCTCAAGAATCCAAAAGACACCGATGGCCGTGACACCTCCGGACAATGCTTCCCAGATTGCCTCGAATGCCGAAAACTCAATCGGTCTCTCCTTGCGTTTTTCTCTCCAGTCATCGACGTAGCGAAGAAGCCCAGCGATTAAACCGAGCCCACCAACGCAGGCGATGAGAGTGTTTATAAGGTCTGTGTGTTTAATCACGATTTCACCTACAAGAATGGTGTTTATTTAAGAAAGGTCTGATGTGCATGATCAATTGTTAAATTGTGCTTTTAACCTTCTTTTTTGCTAAAAGAAAGATTTTTATGAAAAAGTCTTCTTTCACCGATAGCAAAATAAAACAACTAAGCCCCGCCAAGAAACGTTATTCACTGACCGTTGACACCGGACTGTCCATTAGAGTCATGCCGTCCGGTGTCAAATCATGGGTTGTTCGGATTCCTTTTAACAACAGGGTATCTGACATAACGCTCGGACATTTCCCTGAAATCGGAAAACGCCAGGCATGCCAGCTTGCCAAACGGGAACGGCAAAAATACGAACTTACAGCCCCAAACGGATATACATTCCAAGATGCCTATTGCCTCTGGAAAAGCCTGAAACGAGGAGAAATCGTCAGTTATCAATCCGAGAAGCAGCGACTGGATAAATATGTTGTTTCCGCTTTGGCAAGGAAGCAGCTTGACGATATCACGGCGCCCACGATTATCCGATTGCTCAAACCTATCGAACAGTCAGGGAAACGTGCCACCGCAAAACGATGCCTGATGAGAATCAGAGAAATTTTCGATCTTGCAGTCTGCGCCGGATATGTTCTCCACAACCCCATAGCGGGAGTCAGCAGGTTATTCAAAGCCCCCAAGAAAACTCCGCGACCCTCACTCCCTTGGTGTGAGTTGCCTGCCGTCATTGACGTCATCTGCCCGAATGCAAACAAGCATCTTCAGTTGATTTTTTTCTTTTCTCTTTACTCAATGCTGCGTCCGGGAGAAGTCGTAAAACTGCGGTGGGACTGGATTAAACAAGATTGTCTAACAATTCCGGCTGAACACATGAAAATGAAAATGAAAAGACTGCACAGAGTGCCTCTTACTGCCTATGCTCTTTCATCGCTCAATGAGGCAAAAAATACTTCAAAGCACAAGAGATCCAGCTATGTTTTTCCTGGACAAAAATCATCCAAACATGCGAACAGTCAAATACTGACCAACTTCATGAGACAGAATTCGTTTTTCAAGAACCGACTGGTTCCGCACGGGCTACGATCAATCGCCCGATCCTGGATGGCCGATCACAATGTTTCATATGAAGTTGCCGAAGCCTGCCTGGCTCACATTGTAGGAAGCAGTGTATCCAGAGCTTACCAACGAAGTGATTTTTTCGAAGCCAGGATGCAAATTCATAAGCAATGGGACGGATTTATTCAGGACTGTGCCAGAAGTGCCCAGCTAACCAGTCCTAAGGCAGATTCCATCGAAACACCGAGCCTTTCTCAGAGTTAAATCGTCTTGTGCCCGGCTCCCGCTTTTTACGCCTCGTAAGGAACAGTCCAAAGTGCGGTTTGAGCATCTCCAGCCAGCCGCAAAGCTCTCGATAACTGCCGCACGGTTACCCGTGTAACGGTGTTGTCTGCCAATACCCAAGCCCGGGTTTCTGTGTCCAGATCAACACCGCAGGCAATTGCCGCCGCAATTGTTCTTCCCATGCGGGTCTGGGCAGTTTCGTCCCCATCAAAGATCATTCCGTCAACTTCCACCGTAATTTTAGAGACCGCTTCGGCTCGCTCAGCTTTTGCCTGTTCTAATGCTGAGGCGGCCTTTTCTTCCTCGGTGGGCTCGGGAGGAACATATGGAGTAAAAGTTCCATCCGATTTTCTGATGTACTCCTGCCCGTCAATGTTGCCAATCAGCAATTGATACTCTGTTTCAGAAATCGCAAGAAATCCGTTCGCCAGCAGTTTATTAATTTGGGCTTCTGTTTTCTCTTCTCTCACGTACGTTTCAGTACGTTTGCCGTTTTCATCAAATTTAATCAGATAATTCATATGATTTTCCTTAAAAACACGTGATAACTCAACGGGATTTACTATCGTTTGGGGCTCGGCCAGCGCCGGTGGTGGGGTCCGGACTACATTCGCTCGCAGTTTCTCTTCCGTTTTGTCTGTAGCGTTTGCACCTTGGGATTCAGGCAACTACAGCTGGGGGAATAATTTAAACAATTCAGGTTTTTCTCATCATTCCTCGGGCAGTTGTAAGTACATTGCTGTCGGATTTAGCTAAAGCCAACGGCGACCCAAGTCCATTTGAAAGCACCAATGGCAGATCGCGTATACCCGCTGTTATCCCATGAACGAATGTTGTCTGTATCGCCAGAATGGTTGTCGTACCACTGACCGTTTACAACAGATAAAACTGAGGAAAAGCTTCGAGGAAAGTCAATCCGCGTAGCTTTTGTATGAGCCCATCCCCATTGAATGGTAAATCCCGTGGAATTATCACGTGCCCATCCATTTGTTCCATTAGAAACAGACCAATTAGAAGAGTTAGTTGTAACAGTATCCTGAGTGGTGATAGTAAAAGTTGTTCCATCACCACGGGTAAAGGTAATCGTTCGTCCGTTTACACTAACGTTTTTGATATAGGTCGAGTTAATTTGCTGGCCGGCACTATCCTGAGTTGCTTTAGTGGCAGATGATGCATTGCCGTTTAAAGAAGCAGTAATACCGCCCCCGACGCTCAACGCTCCTGTTACTGTTCCTCCGGCCAAGGACAGATAATTAGCCAACTCTGCTTTTGTTGCATACGTCCCCGTTATCTCATTACCGTTTTTATCAACCTTGGCTGCCTCTGCTAAATAAGGAATTAAATAGGTTCCTGTGGACGGATCCTTTAGAAGGACTTTTACTGCTTCTACAGTTGTTTGCATATATGCTCCATATAAAAATTAGGGCAGACTAATCCGCACTGACTCAACTCAAATTACCCTTCAACAACTTATGCATAAGTCATTGCGTCAGTAATTCCAAAATATTGAAGTTCTCTTGTCCTGTCACTACGTCGTAAGCTATCAGGCCTTCAATTGTTTTTTTGACTCCTTTGGGAGTTACGGCCCGAGCGTCATCTTCCCCGAGCACCGTTTCCTCAACCGTGGCCAATTCAACTACGCCGCTAATTTCTGTTGTGGCTTGGGGCGGTTTCAAACTTTCAAGCTGTTCTGCCGTGAAGTCCTCATAAACAAAGGGGTCTCCCTTATCTCCTTTATCGCCTTTCGGGATTCCTAACGTAAACGAAGGATTTTCAGCCGTACCGCTCTTACTTATGGTAGGAAGTTGTCCGGCACTAAGAGCAGAAACCTTGATGTCTATCTCAGGAGTGATCCCGGTAGGTCCTACGTCTCCCCAAACCGCAAGGACCGGACCTAGAACAATTTCCGTACCTCTTAATTCGATAAGCTCGTAGACCTCGCCACCCCTGTTAATAATGTGGTCTCCAACCTTAACGTTATCGCTTGGCGTTAAAACGGCGGTCAGATTAGTTCCTTCGTGGGCGTCGGCAAGCCACCTCATGGAATAGCCTGCAGAATTGACCAGTTCTTCTACTTGATTCTTTGTCAACTGAATTGCATCAAGAATCTCTTGAGCCTGCAGCTTAACTAAGTTAACCTGCTCACCGCCTTTGGCGTCTAGCGCGGCGATAAGAGTCTGAAGTTTGGCCTCCAATTCAGCAGTCTTTTGCTCTATTTCTTCCTGAGAAGCTGCAGTAGCCGCATTGACGGCCTGCACCTGAGCCTCACCCGCCTCTCTAACCAAAGCAACTTTAGAATCGGCTTCTGCCTGAGCTGCTTGCGCAAACTCCTGGGCCTTGGTCGCCCAAGTCTGCGACTCGTCAGCAAAACTTTCAGCCTTAAATGCTCTTTGTCTGAAGTCCTCAAAGATATCAGCCAACTGGTGTAAGTTATTTTCATCGGGTTCGATGCCCGCTCCCTCAATCACATTCATGAACTCTTCAGTAATCATGTGATGCCAGTAGGAGCCTAATGTTGTCGGCAGGCCTTTTGCATTTTTATCTCCGTCCTGAGGATATCCATAGGACGGATTTTTAGGCGGCAGCGGCGGAGTATCCGATGCGTTTGCGTAATAAAGTCTTTTCATCACTTGTTCCTATTCATGCATTAAAAAAGCCCCTTTCGGAGCTTGTTAAATATGAATGTATACGGGGACCCTGCTGGCAGGAGGCTGTATGTGATTAGTGCGACCATAGACGGGAGAGCAGCGATTCGCATTAAAGTCGATCCTAAAATGTTGGTCATGAGACCCGGATCTTGAACCTTGATTGTCACGCGTATACGTTCTCCAAAAAGCGCCTGACACCATGCTCGTATCATTGTCGTACGCATTGAAGTCGCCTATGGTTCCCGAAATTTGAGGGGCCCCTGAATCAATATATTGCCCCACTCCCCAGTTGGAGCCCCACAGCACTCGGTCTAATAGGTACGGCACGTTAAAAGTGGTCGAACCGTTGCCTGCTCCCCACGTCGTGCCAATGGCCCGAAACAGACCCGCGAAACCGGACCGGCTGACCGCTCTTCCATCACAAAGTATCCAATTGGGACTATTAATAAAACAACCGGCGTAGATAATGAAGCCTGGAGGAAAAGTTTCAAATTTATCCACTCTGTCTGTGACGCCTTTTAACACGGTATTAATTTTTTCTTCTAACTTGGTCAGTCTTACCTCAATGCTCTGATTAAGCTGGTCAAGGGTATTTTTTTCGGGCTTAACTCCTCCTCCGACAATTGCATTCCTGATTTCTTCGGTTACCGCGTTATACCAAGGGGCTTTAGGAACCGTAGCGAGCTGTCCGCCCGTGCTCGACCCGTCTGTCGGATAACCTAAAGGCGCATCCTCCGCAAATTTTGGTTCGACCTGAACCACTCTAGCTCCGTATGCTCTGTCCATTTTCTTGTTCCTTAAAATCCCAATAACCAAAATAAAGTGTCGTGTGCGCCGGTGCGTACCGTCTGATCAGACACTCAATCACTGAGTCTCCCCACCAAGCTAAAGCCTCTTTTGTTTCCCCGGTTACCTCGTGCCACTGCAGTGTGTTGTTTGAACCTCCGATGACATTGACGCGCCACGTGTGCGGCCAAATGCCGTCAGCCAAAACATCGTTAACCCGGCTCATTACGCTGTAGCCACTGAATTCATCAATCACTATGAGGTAGCCGAACATCGCGGCCAAATCAATAAAGAATTGAGGCGTCTGACAACCTACCGTGGTCATTTTCCAAATCAACAAACGACGCAGCGTATTGATGTCTGTTGCTCCCCACAGCTTTAAGCACTCATCAGGCAGACCCCACTCTTCCAGCCATTGAGGGAATGTTTCAATGGCAAATCTCGGATCTGCCTCTGTAATGAGCGCGTTGGCTCTTGAGTCAATCCTTGCCAATTCAATTGCCCATACCTCAAACATCATGGCGTAAAGACTGGTTGAATCTCCTCTTGGCCAAACGGGACCAGGAGGCAGAAGCTCTTTGAGCATTCCTACATATTCGTTTGCCGTTACTGCCATGTGATCTCTCCTAATGTCAGCAACTCATTGTTACTGTCGGGAATCGGGTCGGAGGTTGGAGAGGCAACTGTATGATCTTCTTCACCCAATGCCGCACTAATAGCTGCTCGGATATGCGACAAGTAAATTCTTTGTCCGGGAACCCCTTCTCTGGCAAATAAGTCTTTGAGCTCTTGCTCTACTGCCTCGCGGACTTCAGCATCATCAGGAAGCAGTCCGACAATAACAATATTGACCGCCTTAATCTCCGGGGCTCTGACATAGAGGTGAGCCGTCACAGGACGCAGCTTATCGATATGTTCAAATACCTTATCCCGCATAGCCTTATCGGGAATGATCTCGGTCATGCCGTCACAGACAAATCGGACGGTAACCGTGCCCTCGCCTTCTTCTTTAGGAAATGCCCAAGCTCGGGTTACGCCCGGCACTTCTAAAGCCCACTGAACATAATCCGACTCCGTACCTCCGTGAGGCGTCTCCCTGACGCGAGAGAGGAGGCGCGCCCTAAGACTGTCGTCGGTTTCAGACTCGCTTCCGCCTCCAAGTTTGACAATCGTAACTTCGCTAAAAACACCCACGATCGGAGAAACCAGCGTCAGGACGTCCTCTTCCAGCTGATTACCGGAAGTTCCCTCGTTTAAGGCTTCAACTGGGGTCGTTCCATCCGAAGAGACAGGACCAACGGTCTTGTACTGAACTCCATCATCAGACTGCAAAATCGTCCCTTCCAGAACATTGATGAGTTCTCCGGAAAAACGAAAAACAACCTCGCCGGAAGCTTTCGTAGCTTTCTTCCTGGCTAAACCGTAAATGGAGGCCCAGCGATCCAAATAGTCACTTTCTGCCGTATCAAAAAACTGCTGCCGATTTAAATACTCGATATAGCCGTACAGAGAGTGAGCAGCTCCGGCCAAAACTCTGTCAAAGACTCTCGCGTTGGAGCGCCTCATCTGCGGAACAGACAATCTGCTCTGAGTATCTCCGTCGAGTCTTTCTATGATTTCCTTTAGTGTCGGACGTTCAAAACTCATAATTTGCTCCACACATCGACAAATCGGGCGGTAAGTGTTTTTTGATCGGGACGAATAATCTCAATCAGTAAGTTAAGGCGATCCACTCCGTCCAGTTCAGCCCTCGCCGTCACTTCTTCGGCAATGCGGTCCTCAACCATCCAGCGCAGAGCTTCCTGAGCGTACTCTTCGGCCAAAGCAAGCGTTTCGGTAGTGAGAGTTGAGCGCATCAGCAGCCAGAGCCGCGAACCGAATTTATCTCCTTCCTCAGAGAAAGAATCCGCCCACCAGCCCATCTTGGATTCTGTCGGCCTCTCGTCATCGTCCTCGGCTCTTGCCCAAGAAAAAAGGCTGTTTACCACAGCCCTTGCTAAGTCATCCTTGGCAAAATCCGTTAGGGTTGCCTCGGCGCCGTTTAAATAAAATTGCATAGCTTGATCCAAAGGAATGCTGAAACGCAGGCCAACAAAGATATTGCGATAACCCACACGAAAAACACAAACGCCCAAGCCAAAGCTTTTCCATAAGGGGGCAGATCTCTATTACTCATGAACATAAGAGTCCCTTTACTAACCTTTGCTATAATTTTCATAAGAACTGGCCATCCTTGGTTCAACTAAAAAGCCCGCTTGAGTTCGCTGCTCAAACGGGCTTTGCTTTTTGTGTTTTGCTTTACATCTTTTGATCCGGCGAAGGCCCACCGTTATGTGTATGACCGTTGTAGGTATTGCGCATGCCGGCCATAGAGTAGGCACCTCCTTTATCTTTAATATCGCCTTGTGCGACGATATTGCCTCCGACTTCAAGGTTCCCTGTGCACTTTGTCAAAGGGGCATCCACTGTCACCGAGGCCGACGTTTTTACCGTTACCGGACTGGAGACGCCTTCTACCCTGATTCCGTTACGGGAGAGATAGACTTTTCTCCCCAAGTCATCAAAAACACAAACCTCTCCGTCCTTCAAATCAGTGGGACGGTAACGACGATCGGCAACAACCACCGCCAGAGTCTGATCACGATCGCCTCCCAAGGCCAAACCGATTGCTTCGGCTCCGATATGAGGCTCGGAAGTAAAACCGTAAGGCTCAAAATGCTCTATCGGTTCTCGTATATCACCTCCGAGAAGCTGAATCTGCAACGTTCGAAGTTTTCGGGTTCCGTTCTTAGCTGAAACCGTCGCTCTGTTGATTAGATCTTTAAGATTCATTTTCTTTAGGCAAAAATAAACCCGCCGAATTAGGCGGGCGTGTGAGTTTTTTTGACTCAATGTACTTTTCGTGGAACTCCGGAGAGAATGTCTCTGATTGCTTCTTCTCGTGTAGCCACGCGGTCTTGATACATCCGGGCGGTAATTTCATTCTCCAGAGCTTCTTTGAAGATCTTTTCATCCATCTTGCGTTTTTGCTCGGGGCTAACGTAAACCATACCTTTCATGTCTTCTTCAGTAATCGTGACAGAAGGATCTTTCCCAGGGACTCGAACACAATTGATACTATGGCCCTCTGCGTCTTCATCGCATTTCAGATACGACTCACAGTGGGCTCCAAATGAGATAGTCATCCCAAGGACTAAGCACAAGAATTTAATCATCCTAAACCCTCCCGCTGTCTTTCTTTATATCATCGTATTTCTCCATTTTAATCTTTTTAGCATCTGGTTCTAAAGCCATTTTGTATGCCTTCTTATCTATAAGTGTGAGAGTAACAACGCTCCCTTGAGAGCTCAGCAAATAACTTACTTCTTTGATAACCCAGTAGATATTTTTCCTTATCCCTAGCCGACTATCATCTACGTTGACCAATGCGTTTACCTTCCACAGCTCACCGTTACTCTGCCTCCAGCCTTGAACTTTGTAGTTCAATGTATCGGACTCTCCTGCCTTCACATCTTTGATAATTCCCGCTTTTTTCTGAAGAATCTCTGTTGATGCATTACCAGATTCTTGTTTAACCAACCATCTGGGACGTCTGACTCCCGAGTCCCGAGCCGTCGCTGTAAGATGGTTTGCCGATACCGGAAGTTCACTTGTAGGATTAGCTGCCTGTCCCAATGTTACGTAGTCGCTAAATCTCTTAGAGACATCCTGAGTTCGTTTGCCTTCAAGAATATTCTTCCCAAGTTCCAATGTGTCGTGGGCGCTGCCTCCGGATCCGGCTTGAGTGATAACCAAGTTGCCTGCTTCGTCATCCGTGAGCAAAATTCCGTTTTTCTGGAGATATCGAGTAATGGAAGAGCCAACGGTTTCCGTCGGAGAAAACTCGAGATTTCTCCTATCTACTGATTTCACTTGATCCACAACGCCGATTCCAAACGGCTTGCAAACTGCCTTTAAATTCTGCTCATGCGTCTGATTCTTGTATGAATTAGCCATCCCGTGGGGCATGCAGCAGTCCTGCAGATCAACCGTCTTGCTGGCGCCTGAAATCGTAACGCTGATTCCTGAGGCCGAATAACTGACTTCTCGCTTGGTAACGTAACCGGTCAAGATCGGCTCGCCGTCGATAAAAATCTGCACTTCGTCCTGAGGCTGAATGCCAATCGTTAGATCTTCTTTGCTTCTGGTTGACCTTACCGAGAAGGTTCTGGCCAGACTTTGAAGCGTACAGGCAATACTCACATCCAGCCAGTTCTCGTATTTTCTACCGTTAACAAAAAGAGTAACGGTGTTATTTGAGATTTTCTTTGGCATGTCGTTCGTCACTCATTCAATAATTTCAACGGCACCGCCGGTACAAAGCCTGAGTGCCGGATCTTATTTCTTCCAACTATCTCTAACTCTCGGGTCGAGTCTCCGTAATAGTCATAGGCCAGCACCAATGCCGGAGTAACGGCCGAAGGAGTGAACGTTACAAGTCTCGCCTGATTCTCAGCTCGCTGCGTAATCGCCTCATACACTGCAGAATGCGCCTGACTTAATGCCTCAAAGACCGAATCGTTTTGAGTTTTAAACATCTCTGCGTCAATCGCTTCCAGGATGTTGTCCCTAACTTGGATTAAGTCATCGTATGGGGCGGTTTGAACAACAGCTGAAGCATCCACCCTGTCATTTTCCGAACCAACTTCGGAAGCGGCTAAAACCGCGTTTGATAGTGCCGCCTGCCGTACCAAGGTTTGGACTGCTGCGTCGGCATTCTCGATCCTCTCGCTTGTCGTTCTCGAAGCCACGGCCGTCGGTTTAGAGCTGTTCAGCGAATTTTCTTTCGTGAGCTGGCTGAATCGGTTAGCCACATTGCTCCAAGCGCATATCGTTGAAGCAAAGCCCTGCAGGCCCAGCGTATCTAAAACTCTCTGTCCCAAAGATTGCGGTGCTCCGCTCACCAAGGTAATCGCATCATTGGCCAAATCGGCCAGGTCATCAGCGAGATCAAAAGCCTGATAAATTCGAGACAGCGAGTCTTCCGAGAAGAGCTTGGCAAAGTCTTCTCCCACCGTCTTTTTCACGAAATCCTGGCACCCGGAGATATCAAATTTTTTAATAAACTCGTCAAAATTTGCGTTCGTCAGTGCTGAGGCCGCTTTTAAACACCGTCCCCCGGCATCCACTATCGAGTTCGGAAACTCTAATTTCCCGCTTTCAACAAAAGAGAGTGTGACGGTGGAAAGTCGGTTTGACTCAAAACGCGGAGAAGTGAGATCAACTGCCACTACCTCCATGGTGCCGAGCCACGGATGGATAAGCCTTCCTGCTCCCTGTTTTTCGCATGCCGCTATCAACCGCTTCATCCGGGTAATGTAATCAGCTCCTATGACATAGGCCGTTACGGTGATTGTTCTTTTTGAGCGCCCTAGATCTTCAGTAAACGGCGTATCTCTCTGAGGATACTCAAAGGTCTGAGTTCTTCTGCCTACTTTGAAGTCGGAGCTTGTCACTTCAAAGGGTACGCCTCTAAAGGAGGCGCGCCTTAATTCCGGTGCATTCATTAGTCGGTCAACCCCTCTACTGGATAGTTTTGAGTTGAAGCAGAGAAATACCCGCCGCTCGAGTCTTGTTTATTGACCTGAGCCTCGGTTCCGTTCGGAATCTTTACGACCACTTCCAGACGGTTTTCCACTTCTGTTTTCTGAGTTGATAGTCCTCTGCTCATCGATGCGGCTTCTGAAGAACTCATCATCGGAGCAGGCCTCTGAGGTTTCGCCTCTTCTCTGGAGAATCCGAGCATTTCCCTAGCAGAGCCTTTAATACCCTCCCAAGACAGCTTTTTCTTGATGTTTTCCCACGTCTCTGTCAGGCCGGACCAAAGCGCACGAATATTCTTACAGGCGTTATCCCACGCCAGAGAAAAGCCGTCCGGCAATCCTTTCAGTACCTTTGACAAATTGGGGAATGAATTCTCAAACCATGTGGAAATATCATCCCAGTTCTTCCATAGTGCAATGCCGGCAGCTATCGCTCCTCCGATGATCCAGCCCCATGGGCCGAAGGCCGTGGTAATTGCCGCCCCAACCCCGTAAAGGGATTGCCCAAGGCTAATCATATTGCCGACAAGCGTCAGACCAATTAAAGCTCCGAACCCTTTGATTATGGTGTCCCAGCCGCCGATAGAGTCCACAAAATTCATGACCCCGTCAATCAGATTAAAAACCCCGTCAACCGCTTTTTCAAAGTCAATTTCGGAGACGGCCTTGGAGATTTTTTCGAATATAACTTCCAGCCTTTGGGTAATGAGATCCTTGTTGGCCGTAACCCAATCCTGAATCCTCTTTACAATTGTTTCGATAACGGGCGCAAGCGACGCCCCGATAGTAGCCGACACACCGTCTAAGACTTGAGAAAACTTACTCATGGTATCGGTTAAATGAGCCGAGTCAGCTACCATCTTATCGTTCATCACGATGCCCAGCTTCTCGGCTTCATTGCCCATCTCGTCAAGCCCTGCGGCACCGCTCTCCAAGACAGGAATCATCCTCTTGGCGAGCTCATCACCGAAGGCCGCCGTCAGAATGCGCAACCGGACAGCCGGAGACTCATTGTTTTTGACTGCCTGAGCCAAGTTCCGCATCACATCGGCCGCGTCTCGAATATTCCCCTTTGAGTCCTTCAAAGATACGCCGAGTCTCCTGAATATAGCCGCCAGATTCTTGTTCTCGCCTCTGGCAGCTTGCCCCATGTTGTAAGTCAGCTTAGCTAACGCCTGATCCATCTGCTCGGCTGACATCCCTCCCAAACCCGCGGCATAACGGAGTTTCTGCAAGGACTGAGCACTGACGCCAGCCCTCTTGCTTGCCTTATCGATAGAGTCACCTAAGGAAGTAAACTTGTCCACCGCGGCCTTTAAGCTAAAGCCTCCCACACCCCCCAAAACTGTCAGAGGAAGTGCAAACTTTGATGCTAGTGCTGCCGACGACTTTCCGAGAGCGGAGAAGGAGCGGCCGATCTTGCCGAAATTAGCATCGATTTTCTTCAGAGCCGGGCTTATCTTATCGGTCGCCGATAGGACGGCCTTGAGACTGTATTCTTTTCCTGCCATTTTTTATCTTCTTCCATAATGCGAAGAGCCTCTTTCGCAAGCTCAACCACCCGCGAAAAAGGCTCTTTTGACAGTTCAGTAGGTCTTTCACTCCAGAATCGAGCCGTGTTGTAAAAGACCTTCACAGCCATTTTCTTCTGCCCTACTCCGTATCGGTAAAAAAATCGGATACCTTTCGGATTAAAGCCATCGCATCTCTGATTCCGAGCTGGCCCACAGCTTCGTCTGAAAGACCGGAGCAGGTCACAACATACTTTCTCAGCAGGCTTAATTTTTCATCCGGAGTAGAAGCGTCCCCGGGAAGACCCATTGCGGAGATTTCGTTAAAGGTCGGTTCTCGCAGATCGACCTTCTCAATTTTGTTTCCCGATACCGTGATCGGAGCTTTCAGCTTATAAGTCTCAATCATGACCACCTCCCGTTGGTTCCTACAAATTTCATTCCGACAGTGCCGGCGTCACTGTCATAGTTCATCTCTCCTTCAATGAAAGCCTCTGAGAGCGTGTAACTCTTACCATTAGCTAATTCCGCAACGACGGTACCCGTATCCATCTCTGCCAGTTCATTAATCGGAAAATCAGGATCCATAAGGAAAGTAGCGTCGATGTAGGGGGCAATTGAGATTTCTTTGTAATTAACGGATCCGTTGGTTGAAACGATCGCCTCCTTGGTGGATTTGGAGAGCGGAATCGTAAGACCTCCTGATATATCCAGTGTCCTGCCATTGACTGTGATGTGGCAAATTCCTGCAATTCTTGGCATTAAATCACCTCTTATTCGTTAAATTGAAGACGGAACTGAGCCAGCACGGCAAAAACTCTTAACTGGTTAACTAAGTCCGGCGGCAGAAGGACGTCGACTCTGTTCGGATCATCTTTATTTCTTTCAACAATGAGGTACTTGGCAAACAAGTCAGCATTTTCGACAATCGCCTTCTCCTCGAGCTTGGTATACATCGCAATGAGCTCGCCCCTGATAATGGACGGCGTCACCACCGCCTGCCCTGCACCGAATCGCGTCCCGTCACTGGCGAGTTTGTGCCGCGGATACTTGCTCGTAATACAGCTTCTCAAGGCGCGAATGATGTAGGCCAGCGTGTGCAGCGTCTCGGAATCTAAGTACGAGTTGTCTTCATCGCCGAATCTATTCTTTTGGTACGTCGTAATTGCCCTTTCCACCCTCATATAGCCGGATTCCGTGTACTCGGTAGCAATGCCGTTTGTCAAAAGAACCTGACGCTCACTCATAGTAAAACGCTTGCCGTGAGGTGCAGAGGTGATCCCGATTAGCTCTAAAGTCTGAGTGGGACGCGCCGGATCGATAGAAAGCTTGGCTGCGTTCTGAGCTCCGTAGGCTGACAGCACCTCAATTGCCAAAGACGGGACATCCGGTTCGAGTCCGATAATCGTGGCGTGCTGATCGTTACGGGTTGCTCCAAACTTCTGCAGATCGTTAACGGAGCCCCTCTTACAGGTGTAGACATGTCCATACTGCTGCTTGTCATAGGCCCAGCGGCCGCTCGTATCGTTCATAGTCTCTTTGAAATAATCCAAAGAAACCGTGTCCGAATAGGGCATCAGGATAAAGTCGTACGGGTCATCACCCATAATTTTGGAGAATTCAAGAGTAGAGAAATCCGGCGCGCCGGTGCCTCCGGCCATGGCTGTGATTTTGACACTCAGCCCTTCAGGCGTCTCCTCTCCGGCCCCGTAGCCCTGAATATTGAGTCCTAAAGCGATGTCGTTGCCATTGGCGCCCTTATTCTTCGCGCTGACGGTAACGTAGCCCTCTTCTACTTCCGCATCCTCCTCACTCGCAGAGGCTTCTGCCGTAACCGGAAGATCGGGTTTTCCGTTAATCGCAGACGCGATTGCAGATGCTACGTCAGCAGGCGCATCATCCACACCGACCGCTACCTGAACTCGATCGGCTCCGATATAAACGCTCAAAATGCCGGCTAAAGTAGGAAGACCCGATAATGTATACGTGCCCGAAGCGGCTGTTGCCGCTTCCGGATCACTTAGCGGAATTGCCCAAACCTGACCTGCAGGATCGTTTTTGCGATAAACCGTGTTCATCCTGGCCAGCTCCGAACCACGACCAAAAAGGTCCTTCCCTTGACTATCGCCGGTGACAAGAACCGGCACAAGCGGCTCAGCCTTCCCTTCGGTCATCTGACCAATAAGAAGCGTCGTTTGAGTCGAAGTGGCCAAATTAGCCATCGAATTATCGACTTCCGCATAAAAAAGCGGCGTCCTCACGTCGCTTGGGATGTTGTTAAATGAAATACTCATTTAGTTTTCTCCAAATCAATTAAAACTTTTGCTTCAATCCTGCCGTCCGGATGTCCCTTCTCGGCAATCACGTCGATATCGGTGTACATCCGGAGGAACCTTCCAAGTCGATCGATGTCTGCTCCGTGACGGGTTTCGTTATCGTTGATTTCGTACTGACAGGAGAAATCCAACTGGACGGTCAATGCCGCGCGATTAAGATCAAGGACGGTAAGAGACTCAAACTGAATCCAATCTCTGCCGGCCTGAATATCGTCAGCTCCCAAAATGGCTTGAAAAACTTCCTTTTTGAGATCGACCGACTTCTCCCAGGCTGTCAAACCCTGTTCATCCTCGGTATTGGCGACCATCAGGATGACGGCAAAGTTGAACCGCACCTGCTGCTTGTAACGGTTGATCACTGCAGGTTCTTCCGGATCTTCAGAGACCGGAATCACAAACGCAGCCGGAAGCAGTTCAGCGGCCACCGACTCATCAAGCCGGGAAAAGGTGCCGACGCCAAAGACTCGGCCATTAAAGCCCGGACAATGAGCCCGAAGCTCTTGAATAATGGGTTTTAATTTCACTTCATTAAGCTCCTAACCGGGCCCGGCTTAAAGGCATCTTCCAAAATCCGACCCACGACCGCTTGAAAGCGGGTTCGACCATAGGTTTCAGCGGCAGCTGAGACCGGATTGGCACGCGGCTTGGCCACCTTTGCCTCAAAGGATTGTTTGCGGTGCGCACGGGTTCGCTTGCTGCGTTTGGGCGCTGCATGGCCAAAGACGACAAACGCGGGATAAAACCCGCGTCTTTTCAGCTCTGCAGAAACCTGCTTGCCTTTTCCGTAGGGCTTCACGGCCACCGAGAACCCGGAGCGCGAAACCTTGTAGGAAATTGCTTTCTGGAATATCCCTGTTTGCTTTCCCGGATAAGCTCCGGCAGCGGATACTCCTTTTTTGCTGACCAGTTTCTTTGCAATCTTGGAAACGTCTCGGCCGACCTGAGTAAAACCTTTCCCCATCGACTTCTTGTCGAAATCGGCAAAATTCAGAGGTCTTGCAAACTTCGCTTCAATTCTTAAGGGCTGCATTAAGCACCTCGCATTCCAGCAGCGTGAACCGACCGGCACTGTTGCAGTCGGTGACTCGTTTGGCTCTGTACCAAAGGCTGTCGCACTCGACTTCAATTAACCTCGGAAGATCTTGAGGACGGGTTTTGCCTTTTACAGAGCGTACAAAAATGCGGTGTGTGACCGTTTCTTCGGTTTGGACATTGTCCCAATACACCGAGCCTCCGATTACTTCAACCTTGCACCAACACTCCCACAAAGGAATCCGCTCTGTAGAGTGTTCTGCTTTGCCGTTCGGTAAAAGTTTTGCCGAATAAATAGAGCAGCGTCTATTGAGCTCACCCGGTTTTGGCAAAATCATTTATTGCCTCCAGCGGTAAGGATCCAATAGCGCCTCCACCCACGGTATCGGCTTTAATTCGCCGGCACTGACTCCTTCGCGGGTCTCATACCGCTCAGCCACTCGGATTAAAATCCACGTTTTAATGGCTTCAGGGACATGGTCGACATCTTTGCTAAAACCGCTTGTTCCCTCCCTATCAATGATCCCGTGAAGAATTTCCTGCTCGCAAAGCTGAGTACATGACAAAATTAACCGCTTAATGAATTCGTCATCTGCATCGTGATCAACCCGCAAGTGCTGTTTTGCTTCTTCAAGAGTGACTGCATTGATTGCTGTAGATACGTCAAACATCAGCTTTCTCCGCTTCGGAATCTGCTGCCGGTTTAGTATTCTTCGTCTTGGCCGTGGACTTTTTGCTCGGAATCTTGGCCAAACCGGCTTGAATGAAAGAAAGTGCACTTTGCTCCGAAATAGTGACAATATCGCCCTTTTCAACCTGTCCGAACAACGTAACTGCGCCTTTTATGAACTCAATTTGCATGCGTAAACTCCAAAAAGAAAGGGCCCGCAGGCCCCGTTGTTCAAAAAGTTACGAAATTAGGCAGTAGGTATTGCTAATGCTCCGCCTACCAGTGCTTCCGGCCGCTCAATGCTGAAGCCCAGACGACGCTCGGCACGAATCGTCACTAAGTTCTTCTGAACGTTGTCACTGTCTTGCTCAAACATTTCCAGAACTAATCCGGAACGATGCCAAACCGTAGCTGCCTGGGCGGTATCGACCACCATGAATTTACCTTCCGGGATCGCCTGAGAATCAAGCACCGGAAGACCCCAGAGTGTCTTGGAGGCAACATTAACCGGGCCGTTGAGGTAATAATCACCGGAAGTATTCTTCACGAAGAGCATTTTTACCCAATCCGCAGGATTCAAAAGAATCATATTCGGGCGGAAATATGCTTGCTGAATCTTTGCTTTTGCAAACAAAATCAAGTCGTAAAGATTCGGAGCGCTGCCGAGGTCTCCTTTTGTAGCCCCTACTGGCGTGTAATTACCTTCAGTAAAGATACCTGACAGTTCGGTTTCTCCGCCGGAGCCGCTGATAAGCATATCCTCCACAACCAAATCCACACCGTAGGTCATTCGGTTGTTCAGGTACGAAATCAGTGCCGGAGCGTCTTCTAGCATTTGTTTGGAAACCTTGGCCAGGTGCGCTACGGTATGAACCTTCCCTGTCTTAACTTCGAACTTGATTGAGGAAAACGGCTTCTGGGTTCCTTCTGCTACAACCTTTGCGCCGTTGATAAAGCCTTTTTCCTGCACGTATTCAAAAGAATTGCCGGAAATCGGTGACGACGGAAACAGTCCCTCAATCGATAAAGGACGCTGCATGAGAGGAACAATTCCGGGGCGTCGATAAGTCTGAAGCACTCCTGCGCCCGGAGTAAGCATGGGGTTCTCAACCGTCGGGGCAGATGGTGTCTCAGAAGTCTGAGAGTCTCCCCCTTCTGCCTTGAATTCAGTGATTTCAAAACGACACTTCGTAGCGCCACCCTTCAGATAGGTCTTGAAAGACTCATGCTCAATAACCTGTTCACCGATGCTTTTAACTGCTTTGGGTTTCGGAAGCTCCAGTTTCAATCCTTTCTGCTGCAGATCAAGAAGCTGCTTTGAAAGTTTCACCTGCTTTTCCTGAAGCTCTGCGTATTGAGCCTGCAAAGCTTTCATTTCCTCTTTGCTGGCATTCTCAGACATTTTCTTTTCAATGGCGTCTAAGGCAGCCATCACACTTTTCATTTCTTCATTCATTGGAATTTACCTTTTGGTTTAGTTCAAACGCTCTGCAATCGCCTTTATGCGTTCGCAGACCTCTTTCTGCGCCTTCTCTTCGCCATCAGGATCCCCCTGACCCGAAAATATGACTTTTGCCTTGGCACACAACGCCGTGGCCTCGGCTTTAGAAAAGCCTCCTGCATCCCGCAGAAAGTTTTCAAATTCTCGGACTGTTTCCAGTTCGCTAATGTCTTCACTCTTTGAGTCAATCCTTGCCGCTTGATCGCATGGATAAGTAACAATTGAAATCTCAGGAAGAGCCTCAATTTGCTCAATGATTCTGCCGCCGTCTTTTTTAGGTTTGTAGCCCGAGGCTCTGAGTCTGTAGCCGATGGAAAGACCGTCAACCGTGCCGTGCTTTAATGCAGCTTTGACCGCTTCCGACTGAGGATTTCCGGGGGTCAACTCTCCGACAACCTTAAGTCCTTTTTCATCTTCCTCAACTTTTATCCACTTGCCGATCGGAAGTTCATAAGAATCATGGTTGAAAAACATTTTCGGAGTGAAAAGTTTTATAGCTTCTTTGTATGCGCCCGGAAGAATCGTGTCTCCTACTAAATCGTTGCCGTTAAAAACCGAAGCGTATCCGGAGAAAGTATTTTCGTTTCCCTCAGATTTCAGCCCAACATCTTTTAGTTCAATGGTTTTATATTGAAGTTTCATCATTTATTGCCTTACAAGAGATCCGTCTGCCGGACTGGAAGAAGGTTTTGTTTCGCCAAGCTTGTTCAAGGGAACTAAGTTGGATTGAGCTGTCAGCTCATCTCCCCCGTCTTGAGGCGGCAAGTTTTCCAGCCCTCTGACTTCGTTTCTCGTCATCATGCCGTTTTGCGCCATCTGCGAGTAATACTGGGCCCTTTCCTGTGGATTCGAGCGCAAAAGAGCATCGATTTTGAGTTCAATGGTGTACTCGCCTCTTTCCTCCAACGGAATAAGTCTTCTCATCAATGCCTGCTGAAACTGCGTACACAACGGGGCCAACGTAAACTTATGAAACCCGGAAACAATCTCTGCTATTCCTGAACCCCAAGTCGTCACGCCTGAAGCTCCGATTAACACCGGAGGTACACCGAACCAGCGGCAAATTTCTTCAACGTTGTATTTTCTTGTCTCCAGTAACTGCGCATCCTGCGGGGACAATGACATCGTTGAGTATTTGAATCCGCGGTCAACAAGAAACAGGCCCGAACCGTCACCCCGAGCCATGCCTGAGAACCGTTTCAAGACTTCCTTAAACTGCTTCTCATCAAGCTTTTGATCCGTACACAGTACCCCGGTTGGCTTGGAGTTTGATCCGAAAAACTTAGTCGCGTTGCTTTGGGCGTTAACAGCTTCGTTTGCTGTCGCTCTCATAAAGTTCAGTTTGGATAGTCCGATGTAGCCGTTCCCGACGCCTTTCCAGTGAATAACATTCTCTCCGGAGTAAACATTGATCCGGCCGTCCTGATAATAGATGTAAGTTTCTCGATCCCCCATAACCGTAAACTCAACTTGTTCGGACGGAAGCGGAATCAGAGCTATCGGGTGGCCCGATGCGTTCCTTTGAATCAGTGCGTAGGCATTGCCCTTAAGAAGCCTGTTGATCACCATTGACGAGACAAACTCCGCCGGAGTCATCCACTCGTTTGGCTTATCGTGAAGCAGCGTAAAAACTTCGCTTTCCCTATCCGGCTGCCTTCCCCTATCTTTAGTTCCTTTGTAAAGGAAAATCGGAAAGGTTGACATGGTGTTGGCCAACAGCTCCGTGCAGGCAAATATCGTCGATATCTGGAGGGCCTTTGAGGCTTCAACATCTTTCAAATCGGAAAAAATCGGCTCTGTTGGTATCGCAATCTGCAGGCCTGAAGCGAACCCCAAAGGACCGCCCCATCCGGACACCCAATTGATTAATCTTTTAACTATCATTGTCTCTACCAACTAAAAAACGGTACTTCCGAATCGGCTTCATACTCTTGAAAAGCGCCTGCGTTTTCCTCATTAACGCACAATCCCAAAGCCATAATTAGCGCTACGGCTCCGTCGATCTTGTTTTCGTAAACCTCTTTGCGAGGGAAAACGTTGTCTTTGAAATCTCGCTTGGCCACAACATTTCCCATCATCCAGGTAAGAGCAGGGTCCCCCTCGTGAATAAGCCGTTTGTCCTGAACCAGAGCCTCCAGCCACTTCATCGGATCGCTCATGTTTTGAACCGTGTTGCGGTACTCAACCATGGGAACGTCGTTGTCGCTAAGTCTGGTCGCGAGCTGTGTGGCCTGCCAAGGGTCATAAGCAACGGATTTCACTCTAAAGCGGGAACAATCCTCTAAAATGTCCGCTTCAATCTGATTAAAGTCAGTAACGGCGCCCTCTGTCACCTTCAAATAGCCCAGCGTTTCCCAGCCGTCGTACTGAGAATTTCCTGACTTCAGGAGCGCTGCTCTCGGTGCGTAGTAAGTACCAAACACGTAGTAATTCAGACGTCCGTTTTCCTCTACCGGAAAGACAAGCACTTTCGCGGTTAGGTCGTTTTTGGCGCCGAGGTCAAGGCCCATATAACAGTCAAAACCTTCAAAGTCGCTCAAAGCGATACTTCTCCGGCACAAATTCCATGCCGGCATATCCATCCAACTTGATGCAGCCGAGCACCAAACATCTAAATGCTTCGTTTTGAAGTTGTTTGCTGCACTCGGCCTGGCGATGGCTTTAGCCTGCAAGGAAGTAATAATTTCCGGACGAACGCTGACACCCCAGTTTGGATTGGCTTTCTGCAGAGCCTCTTCACTCGTCCAGTCATCCCCTTCATCCAGTCCGTAGATAATTCCGAACTGACTTTCATCTTGGGCCTCTTTATTGAGGATCTGCTTCACAAAGGAACGTACTTCATAACAAATACCGGCTGTATCGAAACCTGCGGTCGTAATGACCCACATCAGTGAATTGCGTCGCTTGCCAAGTGAAGTTTCTACAACGTCATAGACCGCTCTGGTCTTATGTGCGTGCAGCTCATCAATAACGGCTAAATGTGTGTTCAAACCGTCCAGAGTAGATCCCTCTGCAGATTTGGCCTGAAAGTAGCTGTTTGTTTTCGGAACGTACAAGGAAGTGGCCAAGACTTGCAGGTCGAAAGCTCGTTTAAGTTTCGGGTTTTGCCTCGCCATTTCTTTAGCGTCCCCGAAGACAATCTTTGCTTGATCTCGAGTTGTCGCAAAAGAATACACTTCCGCGCCCGGTTCACGATCGCCGCATAAGCAAAAAAGCGCCACTCCGCTCGAAAGGCTCGACTTTCCGTTGCCTCTGGGTACTTCAATGTAGACGCGCCTGAATCGTCTGATACCCTCAGTTGTTTTCCAAGAGAAAGTCGTATGAAGAATAAAGACCTGCCAAGGCTCCAACTTAATTTCTTGACCCGCCAGTTCTCCTTTGACGTGCGTCAGGTGTTCGATAAACCAACAAATCCTGTCCCCGGCTTCCGCATCATAAATAAAGCGCTTGCCATCCCCATATCGGTCCAAATCGTCCAGCTGCCTTTCACACGCTTTCTTAACCAACGAACAAGCCGAAATCCTTCCGCTCAGTACGCCTCGGGCGTACCGACAAGAAATTTCAAAGTAATTCGGTTTACTCAAGGAAGGCATTGTCAGTCTCCTCCTCCGGTGTTTCTACTTTGACTTTTGCCCTGGCCGTCGGCGTAAAACCAAGCTCTTTTTCGCACTGGAGCATCATCTTATGGGCCTGAATCATCAGCATCACCGTAGGAGTAAGCGATCGCATCCCGGATTCAGGATGACTTTGCTCGACATCCCCCGCCTCCGCTTTTCTCGCGTACTTTCGATACAGCGCATAACTCCGGCACCACCTCTCCAGAATTCCATGGTCAAGAGCCGTGAGCATTCCTTTAGGGGCACAACTCACAGCCATTGACCATGCAGCTCTAGCCTCTGCCGTCAATCCTGTCGGGGGACTCTGCGGAAGCTGTCCGTCTACAGCAAGCTCAGAGCGGTTCTGTCGGCACTTCTGTAAAGTTCCTTTTGCCCTCTTCTCTGCATCAGTTTTTTTTGGTCTTCCCGCCATAAATCTCTCTAAAAAATTCCGGCTGGCAACTTGTTAAAAGTCCCAGCCGGTCAACCTCAATTCCCAAGGAGTATTTATTGGCTCGGTTGATATAGCTCAGCCGAGAAAGCCTAAAAAACTTTCCTCACGCGCGCGCGAGAATTTCGACCTCAAGTCCCATAGCTATTGGCTTTTAACTGTACTTTTACAAACTCCCATTTTGCACGTACAAAAATTTAGCTCAGGGCGCGGTCTCGGACAGGAGACCTTTTTACTTTTGACCCGCCCCTCCCTATGTTTCCGAAGCCTCCGTCTTCTTTCGCGGTCTTGCGGTCATGGCAAGATTTACATAGCGCCTGCCAGTTTTTCTCATTCCAAAACAATTCCCCATTACCTTTGTGCGGGATGATATGGTCAACAACGACCGCCGGAGTCAGCCTGCCGTTGCGTTTGCATTCTTCGCAAAGCGGATGAACCATGAGGAATGCTGAACGGGCCCGGCGCCACGCCCCGTTATAGCCTCGTCGGTGCGAAGACGCCCGATTTCTTTCTTTGTATTGACCTGCCTTAGCCCTATGTTTTTCGCAGTATCGCTCTCCCATCGGGATACATGTCCGACAGCCGGGATAGGCACACAATCGCATTAACATAGGATTCTCCAAAACACAAAGAGCTCTAAAAAACAGAGCTCTCTCAAAAGGACCTACCGCTTCTGTCGAACGATCAAGCCGTTTGCAAGCTAAACTTAGCCCGGTAATCTTAATTACAAGATTTGTCCTCAGGGCGCTGATGGTCTGGGCAACGAAGAAAAGTGCGATTCTATAGCCGAAATCGCTTTAACAGCTTCAACCTTACATAACTGCTTTCTGTCAACTTGACGTTGAAGATATTTTGGAAGCGCTTTATCAATATATACGGATCGGAACCATTTTCTGAAAACAGGAAGAGCTTCTTCAGGGTATGCCCATGCCTTTTGAGGGTTGCATGCCGATTGCCGATAGTAAGACGGATAGTTATGGTTGTACTTAATACGCTGGCCTAATTTGGCATCAAGTTCTTTATCAGACCAAAACCTCCCCCAATGTTGGGCAACAGAGATGTCGGGGATTACTTCGTCAGAAAAAACCAGACCACTCCTAATTAACGGGATAATTAGACAGGCAATCTCAGAAAAAATACAAAAGTATCCTTCCGGCACTTGGCTAGATACCAAGTCGATTCTATCGTGAAAATTTCTCCAGCTATCTATGATCTCTGTTCTTGGAGCATATCCAACTAGGGCATAAATAAACTGTCTAAACGAAGTTTTTGCAAGTGTTCTAAACAGGCTTCTTGCCTTTTCACGTGGGTCGTTGGCTTCGAAAGCATAAAACTCAATGATGGCCATGCAAACCTGCTCTGTATAGGCATTCACCTCCCTTCCTTGATGACTGACCTTAATGCAAAGCTCCGTTTCCGTGAAACCCGATTCCGCTAAGCGCTGTTTTATCCAGCTGCCACGGGGCTTCTGAGACTCCTCAATCCAATTAGAAGAAAGTCGCGAGATGACCTTCCTATCGACACCGCACATAGAAGCAAGTGCTGATTCGGATACATAGGGCTGCCCACTTTTTAGCACGCCAAAAAGATTCCCCTCCCCTTTTTCTACGGTTGCTTCCGGTACAAAAAGAGGGATTTCTCTATATGGGACCAAACTATCGAATTCTTCGTATAACTTACTGTTTTTAATCATTATCTCACCTGGGACTAAAATACAAATTTCTCATTAATTTATGTGGTGGCGAGAATAATAATTCCAACCCGAAATATCGCTTGAGCGACCTCCTAGATCCATAAAAACAAAAAAGCCCGAGGCCTGTATTCGGCATCGAGCTAGCGTACTACGTTTCTTCCGGGCACGCGAAAGACCGCTAGAGAGCGATTCTGCGCATCCTGGAAGGACAGTTTCAATTGTGAGTTACATATTAGCACAAAAGCAGGTCAGACATCCTGCTTCTTTTCTCCTGATTCTTCGCTAGCAGACAACCGCTCGGTGCCTTTGCGCGGCATAAAAGCCGCTATCAGTGAAGCAGTCGGAACCGCGAGAAAGGGAGTGACAATTTCCCATCCGTACCCCAGAAGGGCTAAAACAAGAGGAATGATGATGCAGGAGCCGGATATAGCGGCCCCGATCCACTGTCCCCACTTTTGGGCTTTAATAAACTGGTCGCTTTCTTTAGCCGCAATATCGATGACCTTCTCTTTTTGTTCTTCCTCTCTGCGAGTTGTATCGATGCGATATTCCTGCTCCCGTTCGGCCATTTTGACAATCCGTTCGGCTAGCCCGGACTTAACGTCATCGTACTTTTTAAGAATATCCGGATGCGGGATAGGGCCGGTATAAGTTTCAGAATGGATGGTTTGCGCCAGTACATTTTGACCCGTGAGGGTATTATCCACGGCCTTTGCCGCGGCGGTTTTAACTGGCGCGCTTGGCTTCTTCATGAACATAACGGACTGCTTTTTCAAAGTCCCTTCTGATGTTTTCGCTGTCGTCCCTAGCGGGTCGATAGGAGCTCTTAAGCACTTCGCCCCTTATCGGGGTCTCAATTCTAGCGGGGCGTAGGGCCGTCGCAGGAACGGAGAGCCCCGTCATCAGGCCGCTCATAAAAGAGGCTGTTGTCATGGTTTCGTTCCTTAAAGAATTTCTACTAGAAGAAACTACTTTAACACTATTTTTATAGATTTGGCACCCTGAGCCGCGACTTTAGCCTCAAACTCCGTAAGAAACTTTTTCCTCCACTCTGCCTCCCCGCTTGGCCTGACCTTTTGCTTTCTGCAATAGTGCTCATATTCGCGATTCGTGCCAAACACGAAAACCTTAACCGCCCGCTTTACCGGCAGTGAATCTATTTTCTCCGGCAAACTCATCCAGGCGCGCTGAAGAAGCTCGGCGTCTGAATAGTCCGGCGCCGGAAGCAGCGGATCACGGCCCTTGAGCTCGGTCACTTCCCTCCAAAATTTTTCTTCTTCGGTTTCCGGGGCGCGCTCGAAATAACACTTGGCATACCGGCAGAAGGTGTCCGTGGGCGAGCGCCATCTGACCGGCTTGTCGCCATAGACACGTCGCCAGTTCGCCAGGCGTTCGTAGAAGTGAGTATCAATCAAAGAATTCTCCTGGTTGTTTTCGTTGTAATTACTTCTCGGAAAGGTGCAGGTTACGTGTAGGACTGGCCGCACTTTTCAAATGGCAAGTAAACATTCGTTTTGAGCAGGTTCCATACTCTTATGGATCTCTTTCCTCCGTTCGTCCGGCCTTTTCTGCGTATTCGACTGCGACAGATATGACCTTTAACTTTTCTAAAACCTTTGATTCTTTCTCTAATAACATAGTAGAAACCCTTATTGGAGAAGTAAAAAAGTATTTTTTAGGCTCTTTTCCTAAACTTCCCTATACGCGTATATGAGAGAAGTTTTAGAAATAGATAGTATTTTTACTTTTTTACTTCTAGTTGAACGTTTACCCCTCTAATCTTTAATCGACTGCCTCAAAGCCTTCAGCTTTTATCCGGATGCCCTTAAAGCAGGTAATTCCTTTGTTTTGTACAGTTTCAAAACCTCTTTCCTCCATTGCGTTAAAAAACCATTTCTTTCGTTCCTGATACTGTGGGACGCTAGAGTCCCGTGCGTATTGCTTCCAGGCGTTGTAAGCCTCAGACCGCGGCCACCGCGCATCGGGCTCGATAGCGCAGTGCTCTGCGAAAAAGTCCGACATCGGGTCTTGAGCCGATCTGTATGCTTTCTGCTCCCGGCGGATGGCCTCCGGAACCTGCAGGCCGCGCTGCTGAAAGCGGAGGGCACCGGCAATACACTTGTTCAGGAAACCGGAGAGCTCGGCCTCAGACTTTTGGTCGAACAAGGGGTCCGCGCGTTCGGCGTTGAAGTTGCCCAGATGGCGCACGGGCAGCAGACGATCCCACATGCCCTCACTCTGATCCTCAACGATCGGCTTATGGTTGGACACGAGCACCGGCAGACAGCACGGCGTGAAAGTGATTGAACTCTTGGCCCACGTCTGGCGCCCGGTCATCGGGTCCCCGCCGGTGAGCTGTTTGACGAGCGAACTATTTAAGCGGCTGCCGTCGGAGGTCTCCACGAGTGTCACCAGCCGCTTGTCTTTAAGTCGCGTGATGTCTTCTCTGGCGCCGCCGGCCGAGCCGCCTTTTCCCTCGATAAAAGTCTTTTGGTCAGCTCCGACGTGATAGCCCTCTTGGCCGTTGCCCATCATCTTGATCGCCAGGTTAAGCAGCGCGGATTTACCGTTGTGGCCTAAACCGAACATGATTAAGAACGATCTGCGCAGGCGCCCCGTCATGCCGGCGCCGAAAATGTCGTAATAGAACTCAACGATCTCCGGATCACCGTTGCATATCTCCAGCATCCTGGCGTCGATATAAGGACAAGTCGCGGCCTTGTCATAGTTGACCGGAGAGTGGAGCGTAATCATGTGGGCGGGATCCCCGGGAATAAATTCACCGGTCTTTAAGTCGATCTCGCCATTGTTCACGCCGAAGTAGCGCAGATTTTGGTTGAGCTCGTGCGGGCTGATAAGTACGCTGTTGTCTCCGTCGGAGAAAGACTTAAAAGCCTTGAGCATGTTCTCCCAGGTCTTGGGATTGCAGCACTTGGAGGCGAAGTCTTTGAGCTTGACCGCGCTTTCGCTGTCGAGGCCTTTGGCTTCCTCGAATAACGACTCCACGGTCATCCTGGCGTAGCCCATGATTGCCTCGTTGGGCGTCTTCTTCCAGCGGATTCCGTTCCAGGTGTACCACTGACCGTTAATGCAGTCCCATTTGAGACCGCCTTTGTAGGTGTCGCGCATGCGTTCGGCCAGGCCGAGCTCGTTGGGTGCGTAGTCGGAAAAGGTACTTTTCTTAAACCATCCCTGTATACTCGTCTTTGTGATTGATCCGGCGCCCAATTCTTTCAGGCGCTTTAAGGCGTAATTCGTGAAAACCTCTCTGTCTGCTCGATTGGACAGTGAGGTTTTTCTCGCTAATGTCTCGACGTCAAACTCATCGGAGCATTTAGCCAGCGCGGCAGTGAATTCCGCTTTAGCCGCGATTCGCATCTGCTTTTCCCGGCTGGCTTTGGCCTCTTCCGCTTTGGCGATTACGGTCGGCATGCGGATCAGCTCTTCCTTGCATTTGCCGATTTCAACAAATGACGCCCATTTTTCCGCGAGTGCCTTGGATCCTTTGTCCGGATAATTTGCCGACTTGCTGCTCCATTCGTCCCAGAGTCGGAATGCTTCGTCCGAGCCGTCGTACTCCAGGTGCAGCGCCATACCGACCTCAAGCCAGTCCTTGTATGCGTCTGCGTCAATATGGCTGATGATCTTCCTGGCTTCCGCGAGCGGGATGTTCCTGCACTTCATGCACTCAACGTCGAAAGCCGTGAGCGGTCCTGCGTTTGCCGACACGGAGCGGCCGGCGCCGCCTCTTTCCTTTAACTTCCAGTTGTGCTTGACTGCGTAGTCGTTGACAATTCCGATAAGCGACTGAGCCTCCTCCATCGTGACCATTGCCAAGGATTCGGCCGGATGATCGAGCGGCGTGCGATCGACAGTGCCCCATGAGTACGGCTGGCCGGTAACCTTATGGCGGCCGAAGGCAACAAACTGCTGACCGTTCGCGAGGATCTCCAGCTGCTGCTCCTGGCCGCGGTCGTCCAGGAATTTATGCGAGGAGACTTTGGAGAAACTTTTATCCGTCCGGACTAAGAACAATGTCCGGGGCCTGCGGCCGACGCGCGATAAGAACTGGTGGCTGCCGCCGCACATCTTGGAGAGTTTGTCGTAGATCAGCTGGAGGAGCTCGAAGTCTGTGATGTCGCAGTCAATGCCGATCACCTTATGCTCGCCCTGTCCGGTGAGCAGTCCTATGCCGCACCCGGCATGGATCTCAGCGTCGTCCGGCTTGAATCGGTAGGATGTCCATCCTTTCTCAAGGTCCGGGAACTTCTCTCCCGGCTTAATCGGTATCGGCAGATAGCCGTTGTCGACAAGGCGCTGTGCGCCCTGATCGAAAGTGATAACTTTCTCTTGGGTCATGAAACCACCTTTTCTTCTTCGTCTAACTGAGACTCGATCAAAAACGCCAGCGCTTCGTCCAAATGCTTCTTGGCGGTAATAACGTTTAATGCGAGGTCTCTTATATCGATTAAGCCGCCGTCACCTCTGACAGCGGCCGCGGTCTTTGTTTTTTCCAAACTCTGCTCGGCTAATTCCAAGGCGTTCAGAGCACTGGTTATCTTTGCCGAACGTTCCTTTACAATTTCAAAAAAGCTTCTTTCTGAGGTCATAATGTCTCTTCCTGGTTCATACATTTGTCCGCATTGCGGCGTTACAGTTGTCTTTAATCCCCGTCCAATTCTCAGAAGCGCAAAAGCTCCTTATGACGCCTCTCGTGAGTTCTATCAATTCGGTTCTGTTGCGCTTAAATCTGTTGACGTCTTCGATCTGGGTGAGTTCTGCGCGAAAAATGAATTGATAATTTCCTCTTGTGTTAACTGCGGCCGTCCCACCCTCTGGGAATACGAAAAACTTGTTTGGCCGGTATCGAGTGGAATTAAGGCGTATGAAAAAATGCCGGGGAAAGCAAAACGAGTTTTCAATGAAGCTCAAAGTCTTATGCAACTGTCGCCTAGGTCCTGCTGCGCCCTTCTCAGGTTGTGCGTGGAGGAGATAGTTAATTATGTTGGTGCTGAACAGGGGCTCAAAAATTTTGACCCTGATTGGATACTTGCTCGTCGCATTGAGGCGCTGGCAATCCCAGAGACTTTGACTCAGCAGCTTACCGCCTGCCGTGTGATTGGTAATGACGCGGCGCATCCAGGCGTGCTTGATTTTTCCGGAGAGGACAGCGGTAAAGTCGCTGTGCTTTTGTCGCACGCTGTCAATAATCTTTGCGCCTGTCTTATCGGACCTTTTGATCTCAAGAAATTGGCCGACGAAGTTGAGGCTGAGAGGAAAGCCCGCAAAAACAAAAGTTGAAGTCATTTTTCTTTCTCTTTTTTGGTTTCTTCCGTACAAAGCTGAGCGACAAGTTCTCTGAGTTTGTCAACGATCTTGTAGCTGACTTCTGTGTAGCGTTTTGATTTGATCTTGCTGACTGTGCCCTGGGCGATACCGAGCAGTGCGGCGATTTGGTGCTGTTTGAGTCCGGCTTTTTCAAGTTTGAAAACTGCGGCGTCCGGTGAGAGTAATGAAGCGGCCATATAAACCTCAAGAATTACAACTTTAGTTAATAGATTCTAATTCTTTTCGGAATATGCACACAACTTTAAGACTGTTAAAATATTCCCATTGGAATTTTTATCGAGATCGTGCGATGTCTACTTTTGCTCAAAACCTAAGAGCGCTGATGAAAAAAAGCGGCGTCTCCCAAAATGAATTAGCAAGGTCCGCAGGTCTTACCCAGTCGGCAATCAACAAGATACTTACGGGCAAGACAAAACAGCCGGGTATCGATACCACTGAAGCGATAGCTCGTGTCTTAAATGTTTCAGTAGCGCAACTGATTTACACGCCTGACCTTCCAAAAGATGCCGATCCTGTAGCCGGATTCCGTCGCGTTCCTCTTATCAGTTGGGTGCAAGCCGGCCTCCCTACCCCAGTATCCTCTCTTGACGATCTCGATAAATGGTACATCTGCCCGGTGAGCATCAGCAACGAAGGCTTTGCTCTAAAGGTCCGAGGTGAATCCATGGAGCCAATGTTTTATGAAGGCGACATTGTCTTTATTGACCCTGAGGTTCCGGCAGAATCCGGCCGCATTGTGGCAGCAGTTGACGACGGCGCAGCAGATCCGGAAGCAACACTCAAGAAACTCGTAAGGGACGGCTCGAATTACTACTTGAAGGCTCTAAATCCGGATTGGCCGGGCCCTAAATTCCAGCCGTTTACCCAGAGTATGCGGATCGCCGGTGTGGCAGTTGGCAAGTACGTAGAACTATAAAGAAATAAATTTCAAGGGGCTAGATCTCTATGACCACCGATAAAAGCACATACAAAAACCTTAATCTCAACAGAGAAAAGTTATCAGACTTTATAGAGAAGTTTTACCAAGAAAATGGCTTGAAAGAACTGGAAAGGAAGCCGAGTGAATGGAGTCCTGATGACACACTGCGCGTTATTCGTTTTGGCCAAGCAGGAAGTAAACCTGCCCAGGTAAACCTTTATCTAAATAAAGACGGCAGCACCAGCATTTTATACAAAACAGGCCAAAACCATGACTTGGGGGAACGCCTAGCGATCTTCCTCAAGGAAACGATAAATCCGGATGAGCTTGAGAGTGTAGAAATGACCCTTGGCTCAATACCTGCAGGAGACTTCGCGGTTCTTTTAGATTGCCTCAAAGAGGAAGGCTACGAGATGGCTGAATCTGTTGTCCCCGGAGGAGAAAAAATAGATATCAGATCACTTTTATACAAGGATAAGTTGTCTTTATGCTATTTCCCAAAATCATTTACCCTCAGGATTCAAGGTCGCCCTCTTTCTTGCTACAGGGCAGTTGTCTATCACCTTACAGAACTTCTAGATCTCGCGGGCCTTGAAAAAGTTCTTGTTAGGAGAAAGGAAGGACGCGCCCAAATCGTAAGAAAAAACCTTGCGGAGGATTACCTAGCATCAAAATTTGGCGAGACATACGACAAGTTAACCAAAACCGAGAAGGACTGTCTAATATCTGCCTGGATGATCCCGATTTACCAGATTACTCTTTCTTACTCCTTCCAGAATTAAGGGTACTTGAAGGCTCAATCAAAGTTGTTTTGAAGCGCGCATTAGATATTCGAATACAAAAAACTGAAACCTTTGGCACATATTTTCCTAAAGACAACTCCACACATACTTACTTTTTCAAACCAAAGGGTACCCAAAAAGTACCGCAACAGCACAAACTCGCATTAGAATCCGCCTACAATTTTTACCACCGTGAAAGACATGGTTACTCGCATTCAGGCGATGAACCTGCGCTAAATCCGGTTATCAGCGAATTTTCTGTTTTACAGGAAAAGAGTGAACAGTGCTTAGCGCGCATAAAAGCTTTATATGATTTGATATGACCTTTGAAGTAAGAACCGTCGTCGGCTCTTCGTTCGATTTTATTGTTAGCTCGGTTAGTTTTGAGAGCCCGTTTGAATCGGCCGACGAATTGGAAAAAAAATTAAGATCTCTTACGAGGGGTAACAGTACGAAAAGAGTGCTGGTCGATTTACTGTGTTCTAATGGTTTTGAGTGGAATCGATTTGCAACTTTTTCTTTTAACAATAGTCGATTTGGGAATGATATCGAGGTTATAAACGAAGACGACGTGCCTCTAAGTTTATTGGTCGCGCAAGAAAAATTTTACAAGTCGCATCCTGAGTACTTGACCTCTTCAATTCTTACGCCGACTCAAATTTCTCATTTTCTGCAATAAGAAAGAAGAATCGAACCGCCTTCGGGCGGTTTTTCTTTGTCCTCTTAAATTCCTATTGGAATTATTTAAACTATCAGCATTGATTTTATATTCCTAAAGTTTTAAATTCGTTTGTGAATTGATTAAGTTCAAAGGACAAACGAAATGCCGAATACCAAAAGCGAAAGTCCCTACATCTTCTCAACGGACGAACAACTCCGCCAGGATCTAAAGAAAGCAATGGTCGACCGCGGTTTCACCGCCAGTAAACTCGGCCGAGCTCTTAACCTCCCGGCTCAAACAGTTAGTAGATTCTTAAACGGCCGCGTCAAAAAGGCCTGCGACAATGCGAGCAAATATGTCACCTGGCTGAATGAGCAGGATGCAACGTTTTACAAAACTCCTCTTGCCGCATGGTTGACTCTCCAAACCTGCCTTATTGATGTTGCCGGTCGCACCGGTGAACTTCCTCCGGACGCCTTGGCCGCCATCTCCGAACTTAACGGCTTCTTTTCTTCTACTAAGTGAGGCCGTCATGCGACACGAATTTAACGACTTTGAAATTGCCGTGGGTGCGCTCGTTGCTTTCCTCGGTTTCTGGGGTTTTGTTTACCTCGTCTTCATTCTTCCGGAACTGCTCGGAGGTCTCTTATGAACTCGGTTTTTAATCTCGCCTCCTACAACCTTAACCAGATGACCGATGACGAGCTTCTCTCCTGGCTGCACTCCGAGAGCCTGGCCAACATGCCTCCGATCATTCGGACATTGGCTGAGCGCCTAGAGGCCGTTCAGAACGACGTGGCCTACGCCCAGGAAGAGACCGAAGAGGTAAAGGAAAAATTCAAAAAGCTCGATAAGGACACGATCGAAGGCTTGCTAAAGCTGGACGACAAGCTCGGGCACTTTGCCTCAGACCTGGAAAAAGTCTCCAGCGCAATTCTCGAATCTCAGGGAAAGATTCTTGTCGAAGGTGATCTGCTCGTTGATAGCGATGACCTGAACGACGAATGCCCTGACGACCAGCTCGTTATCCCACGTAAAGAACTCGACACCATCCGTGCCCGAATCGACAAGATCGGCTACGCCATTTCCAACCTAGAAACCGGGGACTTCTTCCCCGATCGCCCTTCCATCTAAGACTAAAGGAGATATTTATGTCTTTAGAAACTGCCATCCAAGAAAACACCAAAGCACTGCAATACCTGGCTGAGATTGTTAAACAGGCCATGAGCATGAAACCCGTGCAGGCTCCTGCGATCGCCGTTCCGGCGCCTGAGCCCAAAGCCGCACCGGTCGAACCTGTGGCCGCGGCTGACCTTCCCCCAGTGGCTGCACCTAAGGCAGCACCCGCCGAGCCAATGACCGCGCCTGTTCCGGCGCCTAAAACCGAGCCTAAGGCAGCACCGATTAACTACACGGAACTTCGTGAGGCCATGGTCTCCAAACTGCAAAAGCTCTTTGAGCATTCTCCGGCTAAGGGCGCCGAGATTCTCCGTTCCTTCGGCGTCAGACGCCAGTCCGAACTGCCGGACGAAAAACTGCCCGCTTTCTGTGATGCCCTGGTTAAAGCTCTCGAAGCTGAAGGAGTTCTGTAATGGCCCACGCACTTCTGTCCCCGTCGTCCGCCCACCGCTGGATGTCTTGCCCGGGAAGCGTATCTTTGTCCCGCCTTTTCCCGGACGAATCGTCCTCTTATGCCGAGGAAGGCACACTCGCCCATGCTTGGGCCGCACACTTCCTTGATCCGCAGAATCAGCCTCAGCCGGCCGAGGCCCTGAGTTCTGACAATCTAACTTTCGTCCAGGACTATGTCCTTTTCGTCGAACGCGAAACTGCGGGCGGTGTCCGCCGCATTGAGTATCCGGTTTCTGTCTCAGAGGTCACCGGTGAAGCTAATGCCAAGGGCACAATCGACTGCGCCGCATTGGTCAACGGCACGCTCAAGATCATTGACCTTAAATTCGGTAAGGGCGTGAAGGTCGACGCCGAGCACAATACCCAGCTCATGATTTACGCCGCCGGTGCCTTGCCCTTGTTCGATGTGATCGACGAGGTCAAAGACATTGAGCTCACGATCTTCCAGCCGCGCATTAACAATATCTGCTCTTGGAAGTTGACGCCTGCCGAGCTGGATGAGTTTGTGAACAAAGCCCGGGCGCGAGCGTCTATTGCGATCAACTATCTGCGCGCCGATCCTCTTCCCTTGGCTGCACTGGAGCCGTCTGCCGACGCCTGCCGATTCTGTAAAGCTAAGGCCGCGTGCCCCGCACTGCAGCAGAAGGCAGCAGAAGCCTGTGACTTCCGTCCGGTACTGGATAAGGGACAAGACATCCCGGTTGTTCCGGAAGAAGCATTGGGCTCGGAGCAGCTCTCCTTGAATCTTCAACTCGCCGACCTTCTCGAACCGTGGATTGCCGCCGTGCGTGAGGCCGCCTACGACCAAATGATGCAAGGCGTCCAGGTCGAAGGATTCAAGCTCGTGCTCGGCCGCCCGGGTAACCGCCAGTGGACCAGCAACGCAGAAGCCGAGGCCATGCTCAAGTCTTTCAAACTGAAAGAAGACGAGCGCTACACATACAAGGTCATTACTCCGACCGCCCTGGAGAAACTCATGAAGGCGGGTCGAATCGGCGAGCGTCAATGGAAGCGCGCCGAAACCATCATCACCAGAAGCGAACCGGCTCCGACCGTCGTACCGGCAGCAGACAAGCGGCCGGCATGGTCTCCGGTCGCAACCGCATCCGATTTCACATCTATCTCTAATTAATAAGGAGCACAACTATGCCATTCAATATTTACGGCCGTCTCTCTTTTGAACACGTCTTCACTCCGTCGTCTTCCAACGGCTCGGAGCCCGTTTACTCCGCCTCCATCCTCATGCCGAAGGATTCTCCGGAAGTCAAAACGGTCGAGGCTGAGATGATGCGCGTGGCCACTGACAAGTGGGGCGCCAAGGGCAAGGACGTCCTGGCCAAACTGGTTAAAGAAAACCGCGTTTGCCTGCGCGACGGCAGTACTAAGGATTACGACGGCTATGACGGCATGATGTTTGTCAGCGCGCGCAACCCTTCCCGACCTTCTGTCTTTAATAAGAAGTGCGAACCGATCACAAAAGAGGACGGCGTTCTTTACTCCGGCTGCTATGTGAACGCCCGCATTGAAATTTGGGCCCAGGACAATCCTAAGGGCGGTCGCCGCATTAACTGCAAGCTCGTCGGCCTCCAGTTCGTCAAAGACGGGGATGCCTTCGGCTCCGGCTCCGGTCCTGCTAAGGCTAGCGACTTCGAGGTGATCGAGGACGACGAACCGAGCGACGACGACAAGAAGCCCTGGGAGTAAGCCATGGCAAAGAACAGAACAGAGGGACAAGGCGTAGTGCTCGGACTATCCGAGGTAGAAGCCTATGCGGTCATGTCTGCGATTAAGACAACTCTTGAAGTTGAAAAGGATTTTGATTCTGAAACTTCCGGATTCGGAGAATTTGCCAAAAAGCTGTACCGCAAAAGTTTGACCAACGTAATGGACCTCTTACAAGCCGCTCTGATAAGTAAAGAGGTGCCAGCCAAATAAAGCCTTTTTAACCACCCGTCCTTCACACGAGGGACGGCTATTAAGGAGACTCAATATGACAACACTCTGGGCAGACTTAGAAACATTCAGCACCCGTGACATTATGAACGGACCGCACCAGTACGCAGAAGACTGCGAGGTGCTGTTGTTCGGCTATGCGATTGATGACGGCCCGGCCAAGGTTTGGGACGTCACAACGGGCGAGAGAATGCCGTTCGAATTAGCTTGTGTCCTTGCCGCTGCACAAATGAATGCTCCGGACGTCAATACCGTTTGGCATAACGGAGCTAATTTTGACGTCCCTGTCTTGCGCAAGGCCAAAAACCTCCATGTCGACATCCCTTTCGAGCGCGTGGATGACTGTATGGTCAAGGCCTACAGTCATGGCTTGCCCGGATCTCTGGGCGCGCTGTCTGAGATTTACGGCCTCGATGTGGATAAAGCCAAGGATAAGGACGGCCGGCGCCTCGTGCTGAAATTCTGTAAGCCTGACTCTAAGGGCAACGTGCGTAACCGCACGACGGATCCGGAGGATTGGGCGAGATTTGTAAACTACTGCCGCTTGGACGTCGAGGCCATGCGCGTGATTTATAAAAAATTGCCGTCATGGAATTGGGGCCCGCGTGACCGCGCCCAGTTCGTAATCGACCAGCGCATTAATAATAGAGGTGTTCGGATGGACCTCGATCTTGCCCGTGCAGCGATCGCTTTGGCCGATAAGCTCAAAGCAGAGAATGCCAAGCGCACCCAGGACCTCACTAACGGAGAGGTCGGGTCCGCTACTCAGCGCGATGCGCTCCTGGCCCACATCCTGCAGCAGTATGGCGTCAGCTTGCCGGATCTTACTAAGTCCACAATCGAGCGGCGTCTCAACGACGAGAATCTGCCGGAAGTCGTTAAAGAACTATTGCGCGTTCGCCTGGCCTCCACTAAGACGTCCACTGCCAAATACAAAAAACTCATTGCCTCGACCAGTGCAGACGGCCGCATGCGCGGATGTCTCCAGTTCCGCGGGGCGACACGCACAGGCCGCTACGCCGGACGTCTCATGCAGTTGCAGAACCTCCCGCGTCCGACACTCCCGCAGTATGTCATTGACGCCGGGATTGAAGCAATTAAGGGCGGCTGGGCCGAGTACCTGGCTGAGCCCGGCGAGCTCATGTCCTCTTGCCTTCGGTCTTGCATCATGGCCACGCCGGGCAAGCATTTAGTCGTGGCTGACTTGTCCAATATCGAAGGCCGCATGTTGGTCTGGCTCGCCGGAGAAGAATGGAAGCTCAAAGCATTCCGAGACTTCGACGCCGGTCACGGCCCTGACCTCTATAAAGCGACTTACGGCCGCACCTTCGGTATCCGTCCGGAAGACGTGACCAAGCACCAAAGACAGATTGGTAAGGTCATGGAGCTTGCGCTCGGTTACCAGGGCGGCGTCGGTGCATTCCTCACGTTCGCCTCTGCTTATTCGATTGACCTGGATGAGCTTGCCAAACATGTCCGGGAAAATATTTCCTTCTCCTACTGGGGACAAGCCGAAGGGTCTTATGAGTGGTACAAAGAAAAGAAACTCACTCACGGCTTAAAGCGCGAAACCTTTATCGCCTGCGAAGCGGTCAAGCTCGCCTGGCGTGATGCGCATCCGGCAATACAAAAGTTTTGGGCCGACGCCGATAAGGCCGCGGTCTCTGCGCTCAAGGGCGTGCCAGCTAAAGCCGGCAAGGTTTGGTTCAGTAAGAACGGATCTTGGCTGCGCATGAAACTGCCTTCCGGGCGCTTTATCTGCTATCCCGGCGCCCGCCTGGAGGATGGCGGAGTCGGCACCGGCACCTTCTCCTACATGGGGATCAACCAATATTCCCGGAAGTGGGAGCGCATCCGGACATATTCCGGGAAGTGCTGTATCGCCCGCGGAAGTCTCGTTCTAACTAGTAAAGGATGGACCCCAATCGAAAAAGTTACGCCGGATCTTCTCGTTTGGGATGGCGTCGATTGGGTCTCTCAAGATGGCGCAGTTTATCAAGGGCGCCGCTCAGTCATTCAATGCTACGGCGCGCGCATGACGCCGGATCACTTAGTTCTAACAATGAGAGGTTGGAGATATGCATCATCGTGCAGTAGATATAACAGGGCTCCGTGTCGGTTACCTAACGGCTATCTGTTACCAAGGCTCGAACGGCAAACGCTCGCTATGGAAAGTGCGCTGCGACTGCGGCAAAGAAATAGTCATGGATCCCTCGGAGCTGAAGAAGTTGGCCAAGAGAGGAACGAAAGCCTCGTGCGGCTGCATGAGGAGAAAAACAGTAGCCGAAAATTCGAGAAAGCACGGCATGTCCAAACACCCGGCTTTTGGGGTATGGCACTCCATGAAAGAGCGCTGCAACTGTCCAACGCATCAGGCGTACAAAAATTATGGCGGTCGGGGCATCAGTGTTTGCGAGCGCTGGGAAAAATCGTTCGAGAATTTTTGGTACGACATGGGTTTGCTGTATCAGCCCGGCCTGACTTTGGAACGGATAGACGTAAACGGAAATTACTGCCCGGAGAATTGCCGCTGGGCGACGCCGAAAGAACAGGCGAACAACACACGAAAGACAGTGATTGTTTTAGGCAAGCCGCTGTCTTACTGGGTGGAAAAGACGGGGATTGGTCAAACAACACTTCTATACCGACTCAGCCACGGGTGTCCGCTAGAACACCTGTTCGACAAGCCAGATACACGGCGGAAGTTTTCGACCTTATCAACTGCGGCCCTCGACACCGCTTCGTAATCCTTGCCGACGGGAAGCCTCTCATTGTTCACAACTGCGAGAACGCAACCCAGGCCGCAGCCGCCGACATTCTGATCGGTGCGATGGATTCAATCGAGAAAGCAGGATTTGAAATCGTCTTCTCAGTGCATGACGAATTTATCACTGAGGCCGACCTCTCTAAAGAAAACACCGAGCTTGAAAAGCTCATGGCAACACCGCCCTCCTGGGCACCTGACCTGCCGCTTGCGGCGGCGGGATTCACTTCACTTCGTTACCGCAAAGACTAAGGAGATTAGCTATGGCATTTAAAGTTAGTGAAAAAGAACACAATGAATCTCTCTGTGCAGCCGTTCGTGCTGCCGCCTACTTAAAAGAAACCGACGAGAGATTCAATGGCACAAATCCTATCGTTCCGTTTTTCAGCGGCCTGCTGTCGAAAGGCGGCGATCCCTATATCGACATCATGTGCGCCGACTCGAATGGCAAAACAGTGCACACGGTTGTCTTCACCAAGTCGTTTGCCAAACAACTGATCGAGCAGTTCCAGGAATACCTAGCCGTCCTGGAGAAGGAGGAGAAGACGAATGAATGAAGAAATGAAAAAGAAACAGATAGAAGCTATCAAAAAACTCCGTGAACAGTTTGCAGATGAAGCGTATTGGCTTCTAGGAGATTGGATAGATGCTCTTGACGAGGCACCAACAGAAGATGGATTGCCCTCCGAGCCAATCATGAAAGAACGCGCTCGAATCTTTCGTGCGCAGGAGCTTGTTGGTTTTGAAGAGGATTATGAGGAAAAGTAAATGGATAAAGAAACATTGCAGGAATGGATCGGAGGCTTTGCCTTTTTACAGGAAATCATCGGCGAGAAAGAGTATGAGCTTGAAATGGCGGATCTCCCCGACCTCGACGGAAGGGAGTACGAGGTATGCGAAGCCGTTCTTAATGACCTCGGAACTGCCCGAGAAGCCCTTTCTCGTGCCTCTCGCAAAATCGACAGATATCTAAAGGGGCAGGAGGAAAAGTAAATGATCGGCCTATTTTGCATTGTTTGCTTGATGTTCCTTCTTGTTCTTATCTCTCAGCAGAACAAGATTGACAGGCTCAACCTCCGTTTGCAGGATCTCTCTGCCCGGCTGGACCTCCTGGTTAAACAAGTAAGGGAGCAGCAGTCATGACACCCGAAGGAAAAGTTGTTGCCCTTATCCGGGCAAGAGTGAAAGAAGCTAACGGAGAAGTCCGGAAGTGTTCTTGGGAAGGTGTGCGAGGTGCTCCGGATCTCCTGGTTCTGCTCCCCGGTGTGCATGCCTGGATTGAAGCGAAAGCACACAACGGTGCGCTCAAGCCCCATCAGGTCCGTGAGCATGAACGGCTGCAGAAATCCGGATGCAAGGTCTTTGTCGTCTACGGAGAGGATCAGGCCGAATCCCTGGTGAGCCACCTCGTTGCATTGTCCAGATCAGTGGAGCCGTAACTATGCCGAGAGATTTCAAGCCCTGGCCTTACCAGGAACTCATGATCCGATTCGCTTTGAAAAATAAGCGCTGCGGATTGTTCGTCCCGATGGGCATGGGCAAAACTTCAAGCGCGCTCATGATTATCCAGATCCTAAAAGATCTTTATGGTGAAGGCCCGGCGCTTGTAATCGCTCCGCTGGCGGTTGCCCGTAACGCTTGGCCGAGTGAAGTGAGAAAGTGGTCCGACTTCTGTCACCTCAAAGTGTCACCGATCCTCGGCAGCACGAAGGAGCGCGTCAAGGCGTTGCACACTAAAGCCGATGTCTATGTCATTAACTATGACAATCTGCAGTGGCTGGATAACTACCTCACGAGCCACAACTATACGTGGCCCTTCCCGGTTGTCGTAGCTGACGAGTCCACCCGGCTAAAAAGTTTCCGGACAAGACAAGGCTCGAAGCGAGCGAAAGCTCTTGCCAAGTTCACGAACTTCTTCAAGCGTTTCATTGCGCTAACCGGTACGCCCTCCCCTAACGGCCTCAATGACCTGTGGGGCCAGCTTTGGTTTATCGACAACGGCCATCGTCTGGGGAAGTCTTTCACCGCGTTTCACGAGCGGTGGTTTAGACCTCTGAGAGTCGGTGCGACTGCGGCCGCAGTGCAGTGGGTGCCGTTGGAGCACGCCCAGGAGCAGATTCAGAATGCCATTTCAGACGTGTGTCTATCGATTAAAGCCGAGGACTACTTCGATTTAGACAAGCCGCATTTTGTGAACGTCGAAGTCGAATTGCCGGATGAGGCCAAGGCCCTGTACAACGACATGGAGCGGGAGCTCTTTATCGAGCTGGCTAATGCCACCACGGTGGAAGCAGCTAATGCCGCGGCTAAAACGGTCAAATGTCTGCAATTGGCAAACGGTGCGATCTACACCGACGACACGCATAACTGGCAGGAAGTCCATACGGCCAAACTCGACGCGCTCGCCTCCATTGTCGAGGAAGCTGCAGGCGAACCGCTTCTTGTGGCTTATCAATTTAAGACCGACCTTGCCCGCATCCTGGAGGCATTCCCCAAAGCCCGCGCCTTCGATAAGCGTCCGGAGACAGTCGAGGCTTTTAACAACGGCGAGATTCCCATGCTACTCGTTCATCCGGCAAGTGCGGGCCATGGCCTGAGTCTGCAAGACGGTTCCAGCAAGCTCGTGTTCTTTAGCCAGTGGTGGAACCTCGAAGAGTATCTCCAGGTCATTGAGCGAATCGGCCCGATGCGTCAGCTCCAGGCCGGCCACCCGCGAGTCGTCACGGTCTATCAGATCCTGGCAAAGGACACGATCGACTATGTGGCCTTGGCTAAAAAACGCTCTAAGCGAGAAGTACAGGACATGCTGTTGGATTACCTGCGGAATAAGGGAGAGAAAAATGAACTTCCTCGACCAAAGGATTAGAACGTTCGCCTCTCAGGGGCTCAGCCCATACGAGATTGAAGAGAAGCTCGGATTTAAACACTACACCATCCATATCGAGCACCACGAGGCACTTATGGCCGGTTACTCCTTCGACGTCAAAAGCGAAAAGAAGTTAGCAGCAAAAGAGCTTAAGCGAGACTACCAGCGAGCTTATGAGGCAAACCACCGTAAGGAGCGAAAGCGCATACATCAGGAACGTTATGCGAATGACCTGGAATATCGGAAGCGCATACAAGAGGCGCAAAAAAGATACAGAGAAAAACACGCGCTCGAGCTTAGCGCAAGACGTAGAGAAAGATATTGGAAGAAAAAGGAAGAGGAGTTAAGACATGTCTGATTTAGTAAACCATCCCGCCCATTACGAAGAGCAATCCATTCGCCTGGAGCCGATCGACTTCTGCGAAAGACTGCCGTTCTGCGAAGGCAATGCCCTTAAGTACTGCTTCCGAGCCGGCCATAAGGAAGGCTCCAGTGAATTGCTTGATCTCAAAAAAGCTCAGTGGTATTTGAACCGTTTCAGATTTACGAGGACAGCACTAAAGATTTCAGAGGAAGAAACTAAAAGGTTTGTAACCCTTGTGGATTATCTTGCACGTACCGGTGGTGTATTGGGAGAGGCGGTTGGTTCTTATGTTAAAGCCCGTAAGACCAACTACTACGACTTTTGGATTTTGCTGGATGGCTTTGTGCGAGACCGCATTAAGGTATTGGAAACCGACAAGGCCTTGTATGACCAAACAATAGGGGAAGAAAAATGACAGCGACCTGGCTAAGCAAAATGGAGCTCGCCACCTACCTGGGGATCACGACCCGGACGGTGGACCGCTGGAGAAAAGATGCAGACTTCTATAAATTTCCGACGCCCCGCTACATTGCAGGGCGTCCACGGTGGCACATTAAAGAGGTAGACAACTGGATGTCTAAGCAGCCGACGAAACTTCGCTAAAGACTGCGTCAGCCCACTGCTGCATTACTTCACGCCGTTGTTCCAACAGATCAGAACGTTGATATGCTTGGACAACGGCGTTTCCTGTTGTATGCATCAGGCATTTTTCAGCAACAATGTCCGGAACTCCGTTCTCGGCCGCCCAGTCTCTGAATGTCGATCTAAAGCCGTGCATCGTGGCAGTCGTTCCGGTCAGTCGTTTGAGCAGTTTGGTTAGGGTGTAGCGGCTTCCCAAACTTTCCTCAGAGACACCGAAAATATGATCGCCCTTTTTCTCGATAGACTTCAAAAGCTCAATCGCCTGGTCACTTAAGGGGACGCGGTGCGGGTACGGCTTTTGGTCTTTTCGTCTTTCCGGAGGTACGGACCAAATACGGTTTTCCCAATCGATCTCATCCCAGCGTGCCGGGACAGATTCTCCTACGCGACTGGCGGTCAGAATTGTGAAGAGGATCGCTTGTTTTGTCCGAGTGTTTGCCGGATAAAGGCAGTTGAGCTTTTCCTGTAACTCTTCCAGCGGCATGGACTCCTGGTGCTTGACGGGCTGGATTTTAGACGCTGGCGGTAAGTCTCTGTCCAGGTTTCCTCTCCAGAGCGCGGGGTTGAAATCCATCAGGCCGTCAGCGACGGCGTAAGAGAAAATGTTTTCCAGACGGCCGCGGACTCTGGAGGCGGTTTCGGTTTTGGTCGACCATATCGGCTGCAACACGGCTAGGACGTCAGCCCGCTTTATTTCAGACAGCTTCTTCTTGCCCAGTACCGGGACGGCATAGGCGCGGACAGTGGCGAACCATTGAGCCTTATGTTTAGCATTTTTCCACAGGCGCACGTTCGCGATCTTCTCGATCGCTTTTTCGGCATAGTCCTCGAAAGTAAGGTCGGCCCTAACCTCTTTGTCGAGAACCTCTTTCGGAGTCATGGGCGCAGTGCCCTCGGTCAGGCCGACGCGAAACTTCTCGGCCATTTCTTTAGCCTGGCTAATCGTGATCGTATTGGCCGAGCCGAGACTTTTTTCCTTACGCTTGCCGCCGAGCATATACCTAAACACGAAAGAGCGAGAAGTACCGCGGACTACCAAATTTAAATTAGGCGCCACCGGGTGCTTTCCGTCCGGCAATTTAAAAATATTTTTGGCTGTAACTTGCATGAGATTTTCCCCCCTTTGGTTTTGTCCACCATGGTGGGCAAGCAAAACCTAAGCGGGACGGGAGCTTATGAAAGTCTTGGAGTCCGCCAATCGCTTTCTCGGAAAATTCGTTCCGCCTTCAGTCCGCCATGTCCACCAATAAGGTCCGCCACAAGCGAATCCTATGGCAAATTATCCTCTTAAGGCTTTATTTTGTCCACCACTTTGTCCACCACTCGCAGGCGAGAAAATGTCTTTCCATGTCTCGTTGTGTCTCAATCGGAAATTACAGTGCGGAAATTTAATCTTCTGAAAGCCAATATTGACGGGGCTTTTGAAAGATGATGTCTCTATTTGTCTCGAATTGTCTCGCCGTGTCTCAGGCGGAAGATGGCAGACCCCCTCTCCGCCATTCATTAGTTCGCATAAGTTCGTATGCGTTCAAAAATCCTCTAAAATTCAGAAAGTTGCGAAACAACTGTAACAAGCGTTGTTCGTATAAGTTCGCATGAGTTCACATGCAGCCGCAGCTAAATGGTCACTAAACTGGTCACTAAATTTTGAGTTTTTTCTTCTTAGTGACCACTTTGAATTTGGAGTTTTTGGATGCAAGTTTCAACGGTCTTAGAAATCAAAAATCTAACGGCGGAAGGATATTATTCAATTACCGGAAGTCGAGGCCTTCAATTGCGTGTCACCAAATACGGCAAAGAGTTTTATTTCCGCTATTCATGGAAAGGGAAAAGACATCTCTTCAAGATAGGCACATCCGACTCGGTTACTCTTTCGGATGCTAGAAAAAAAGCTATCGAGCTCTCTGAACTGCTCCGTAAAGGAACAAACCCAAAAGAACAAAAGACCGCTGGAAAGGAAGAATGCACCGTAGAAGTTAAACGTAAGACATTTAAAGAATGTGCACTTGATTGGATTAAAGAAAGAGCTACCAATAATTTCTGGAAAAACAATGTCAAAGGAGAAGCTAATACATTAAGCAGATTATCGAACCATGTTTTCCCAAAAATCGGTGAAAAGGCAATCGAGAGTATCGAACCGGAAGATATTAAGGATCTTTTGCTCCCTGTTTGGAACAGGAGTCCCTCTACATCTTCAAAAATTCTCGCTGACGTTAGAGCTATTTTACGATGGGCGATAGCTCTTCGAATCAGAAAAAACCGCGAGAACCCGGCTGATCTTTCCGGAGCTCTTGGGGTCTTAATGGAGCCATACAATAAAAACAGAAAGGAAGAGGAAAATTATTCCGGGTTAGATTTTCACGAAATTCCTGAGTTTGTAAAAGACGTTAGTACTCTGAGAAGCAGAACCGCCCAGATGCTTCTATTTTCGATTTATCTAGCTGCCAGATCTAAGCCCGTTAGAAATGCCAAGTGGTCGGATATTGATATTGAGAAAAAAATCTGGAATGTGCCGCCGGAGGATGACAAGGTTAAAGGCTCAAAACGTTCCCGGACTATCTTCTTAAACGAAGCAGCCGTTACGCTACTCAAGAACGTAGTTCGGTTCAGTGAAAGTCCATATGTTTTTTGTAATTCCTACGGAAGGCCCTATTCCGATATGGCTATGAATCAACTCATTCGGAAAGCCCACGCAAGAAAGAAACTTCTGGACGGAATCGGCTGGATCGACAAGGAAAAATCAAAAAGAATTGGAAAGGAATGTATCGCTACTCAGCACGCAACAGCTCGCAGCTGTTTTGAAACTTGGGCAAAGGATGACGTGCTCGGGAATAACAAACGATTCGATAAAGAGGCCATAAATCTCAACATGTTGCACGAACGTAATGATCCTTATAAGGGAGCTTACGACAGAAGCAAAATGGAGCTGGAACGCAGGAATATGATGGAGGAATGGGGAAAGTTTTGTACCCAGCTCCTATAGCAGTGAAAAGCAAATACACAATTCTTTAGAATGGTAACGGGGCGGTCTTTTCTTAGGACCATTGACTAAAAAATGAAATCTTCCTTTTCGCATGACTAAAACAGTTACCAAAAATAAAGTTCGATCTGTAGAACCGCTTATTGCCGATCTGGCTAACGGGTGGATGAAATCTTATAACTTAGACTACAAACTTGAACAAGAACCTTTAAACACTGAAATCGACAAGGCGCTTGACGAATATTTATCCAAAAGCGGTGGAAAAGGAGGCAATAGACCTGACGCAAAACTGCTGCTACAAGATAAAAACCTCAACTATTGGCCCGTGCTTATCGAATACAAAGGCTATAAGGGTAAGCTTGAAAAACTCGACTCTTGCGGGAACATTGACAACTTAACAGCTCGGAATGAACCAAACTATTCAAATATCAAATCTTTTGCGGCAAACGGTGCTGTCCACTATGCAAACGCTCTGCTCCACCATACGAGCTACACCGATATCATTGCTATTGGGATGACGGGGTTCAAAGACGAGTTGGGCAAACTAAAACACTCAATTGCGGTTTATTACGTCTCTAAAAATAATTTGGGTGTAGGACAAAAAGTCGGGGAGTACACAGATCTATCATTCTTACCCCCCCCCGAATTTGACAAGTTTATTGAGAAAGTTAAAACCTTAAATATCAGCGCTGAACAACTAGAGCAATTAAGAGAGCGAAAAGAACAAGAAATTAAAGCCAGCTTAGTAAAGTTAAACAACGACATTTATCAGAACGAAAAAAACTTGTCTGAAAATGACCGGGTTTATCTCGTTGCCTCCTCCATCATTGCCACTCTTGGAGTTCCCGGAAAAGTAAAGCCTTTAGAAAAAGAAGATCTGAAATCCTCGCCGGAACCCGGTAATACAGACGGCGAAATTATTCTTAGAAAAATTAAGGCATTTTTAACAGAAAAGGCGCTGCCGGATGCGAAAAGAGACCTCATCGTTAGAACCCTTCAAAACACTTTAACCAGTGATAACTTGAATAAAATCACTGCCGGTGAGACTCAGCTTAAAAGAGTCTTTAATAAAATTGTTGACGACCTTGGCCGTTATTACAAAATAGGCTTGACTACCGACTTTACCGGCAAACTCTTTAATGAAATGTACGGTTGGCTGGGTTTTTCACAAGATAAATTAAATGATGTCGTTTTAACACCTTCTTACGTTGCAAAACTTTTGGCTAAGTTAGCCAGAGTAGATATGAATTCCTACGTTTGGGACTTTGCCACTGGGTCCGCCGGATTATTGGTTGCAGCTATGAACGAGATGTTGATAGATGCAAAAAACAAAATTAATTCCCCAGAAGAACTGGCTCGAAAGGAAGCAACTATTAGGGCCGAACAACTTCTCGGTTTAGAGGTGCTCCCAAGTATTTATATGTTAGCTATTCTCAACATGATTCTTATGGGGGACGGCAGCTCCAACATTCTTAATAAGGATTCATTGCACGATTTCGACGGAAAATATGGTTTCTGTAAAGTAACTGAAAAATTTCCTGCCAGTGCCTTTGTACTCAATCCTCCCTATTCCGCAGCCGGAAACGGAATGATTTTCGTAGAAAAGGCTTTGGGAATGATGGAAAAAGGGTACGCTGCCATTATTATTCAAGGATCGTCCGGCAACGGTAAGGCAGTTGACTACAACCGCAGAATCTTAAAAAAACATACTCTATTGGCTAGCATCAAGATGCCAATTGACTTGTTTATCGGAAAATCAAACGTGCAAACCTACGTCTATGTTTTCCGCGTCAATGAGCCTCATCAAGCTGATGAGACTGTTAAATTCATTGATTTTTCTAACGACGGATACACTCGGACAAACCGTAAAAAAGCCAGCGTCAATCTTAAAGACACCGGCCACGCCAAAGAAAGGTATGAGGAAGTTGTTCAACTTGTGAGGTTTGGCAAAGACAAGTTGAACTATCTTACTGAAAAAGAATATTACGAAGGTAAGATTGATCCCAAAAACGGAGCGGACTGGAATCAAGCCGCTCCAATTGATTCTCGACCTAAGTTAGAGGATTTCAAAAAAAACGTCGCAGATTATCTCGCATGGGAAGTTTCTTCGCTCATTAGACGGCAAGCCGAAGGAGAAAACTCCTTGGGAAAATAATTACCCCACTTTCCGAAAATATTGATGAGGTAAAGTGGGGAGAAGTAAAACTTTCTGATTTATTCAGGATTGAGAAGACCAAAGGTTTTAATACAAACCTATTGTCCGAAGGTGACGAATTCGATTATGTAACGAGATCTTCCTTTAACAATGGTATTTTGCAGAGTACTGGCAAAGTTCAGGAGCAAAATCTCAATCCTTCAAAATGTTGGAGCCTAGGTTTGCTGCAAATGGATTTTTTCTACCGTGAGCGACCTTGGTATGCAGGACAATTTATTAGAAAGATCATCCCACAGTTTTCTCTAACTAAGGAATCAATCCCTTTTTTCACTACATTGCTTAACAATCAAAAAGGAAAACTGTTGTCTGTGCTTGTAAGACACATAGATGAAACTTTTCTCAACAGCAAAGTCTCAATGCCATTTTCAAAAGAAGGAAAAATTGATTTCGATTTCATAAACTCATTTATGAAACAACTTGAAATCGAACGTTTAGAAGTTTTGAAAAGTTATCTTACCGCTTCCGGGGCTCCTGATTTTTGCCTTACGAAGGAAGAGACTCTTGCAATTACAAGTTTAAAAACAAAGGAATTTAAAAACTTTAAAGTTACCGACATTTTTAATATTAAAAATACAAGTAATCTTCTGTCCAGAGACATTAAGGAGAACTCTGGCTCGACTCCTTATCTTTGCGCAAGCGCAGAAAACAATGGAGTAAGTAGTTTTATTTCTTACGATGATCCTTCCTTTTTAAATAGAGGAAACTGTGTTTTTATTGGAGGAAAGACTTTTGTTGTCTCGTATCAAGAAAAAGATTTCTTCTCTAATGACAGTCACAACTTAGCCTTATACCTTAAAGAAAAGAAATACTCTCATAAGGACATCCTGCTCGGGTTGGCAACTTGTATCAACCTGAGCTTGAGGCATAGGTACTCTTGGGGCAATAGCATTAGTTCGCAAAAAATAAAGCATGACTTTGTAACCCTACCTTTGAATAACGGTCAGCCTGATTTTGAAACATTAGGGCACTTGACCTCTGCGTTGAAAAAACTAGTTTTGAAATCTGTCAATGATTTCGTAACTGAGAAGACATCAAAGTTAATTACTCAGTGA